AAATCGTTCAAGAACTCATTGATAGCCCACTTAGCACCTAGTCCAATAGCTTCTTTGATGTCCCCCTCATAGAACATTTCTTCCTTTTCATCATTGTTGAAGACTATCTCTTCGCCATTAAGCAAGAATCTATCCTCGTAGATTTCTTCCTTGGCAGCTTCTATTTTCTTATCGTCTATCATAATCTACCCTTTCTTTTTCTAAGTTCTAACATTCTCCTAGTTCTGCGGCTTTCCTTGCCACTAGGAGGATTACCAGCGAGTTTAAGATGTGGGATACAATCATAATCTCTATAGATATGAGCTTCATTAAGTGCATTGATTTCTTCACTAGTCAAGGCTTCTTTAAGTGATACACCTGTTGGTGTTACAATTATCTTTGCATCGTCTCTAATCATTGTTCACCTCCTTTCGTAATCAAGATTAAACCACACCTTGTTGCTATGCTTATCCTTGTAAACATTACCTTCAATGTCGAAATAAACACGTTTCTTTTGATTGAACTTCTTCATCATTGGCTGATTATCTTTGTATGTCGTTACATCATACTCAACCAATGAAGAACCACGTTCATTCTTTGTTGGAGGATAACCTGATTCAGGTATGAAGCGTACCTCAAATTCTTTATTCCCAATTTCAAAATTTGCTGTAGCCATATTACTTCACTCTTTTAAATTGAACAGCCTTTCCGTCTTTTCTAGTGCTTGCGCTACAGTCAAAATCTCCGCAAACATTCTCATAGATATTGTTACATATCTCATCGAAAAAACAGCCATTACATTGTTCTTTCTCGCTTTCAACCACCTTCAAGACGATTTCTGAGCCTATAGGTAAATCTTCCATAGTTACACCTCCTCGTTATATTTATTTTCCAATTTTCTTGCATTTTAAGTTAGCTATTCTAGTTTCTCTAAGGTATTCCTCAGATTTCTTCAATCCGAGTTTCTTAGCTTTCTTAGCGACTGCGTAAACGCTTCTGCCAACTATTCTAGCAATATCTTTGTTAGAGGAGTCTGGATAACCTGTTTTTAATGCTCTTAATTGAGCTTCATTCCAAGGAGTGCCAGTGTTATCTTGTGCGTCTTCTCCATCTACGATAATTCCGTTTATATCAAGATTAAGACCACTGAATATACAAGCATTCGCGAGTGCTTTTTCTGCGCGTTTATAATCAAGCACCTTTTTACCGATGATTTCGAATCCGAGAGAGAGTTTGTCAGGGCACTCTGAAAACACTTTCTTATCTACAGATTCAGGATATATAGCTTCCACGGCATTACGCATACGAGAATGAACACCCTTAATTGGGATAATAAAGTATTCTGCAATATTGGTTGCCCAAGAACCATTATATTCATCCATTGTCTTTTTAAATGCAGAAACAGAAGATTCAAGCATTCCGCTCAATATTCCAGACATAACAGTCATCGTGTACATCTTATGCCTTTCGATATGATACTTTGAAAATTGGTTATCTAACGCATAATAACATTTCCTTACATCATCTTGTAGATTGAACTTGATGATAAAAGTAAGCTTATCCCATATCTCAGACATGCCGTCAGCTTTCATTCGTTCTTTGAATAAGTCAATCAGTTCATCTGAAAATTCCTTCGCTTCTGTCATTCTTCTCTTTACGTCAAACTTAAATAGCTTTTCATCTTCCGATACCAGTTTAAATGTTTCATCTATGTTAGACTTGACAATTTTAGCAAAGCCGCCAACCATCGAGTAGAAAAGCATGTAGAGTTTGCTTATCTGTTCTTTTGATGGAACTGCAAGAGGAACACTTGCGAGTACACACGAATTATTTGGATTCCAATTTGTCTGCATACTATTTAAGAAAGACTTTAAACACACCACCTATTGCATTATCAATACTAATGCCTTCTGTTAGAAAATCACTTTTGAGAATATCATCAATAGAGTAACTCCAATCGCAACGACCTGTAAGACCACCCCAAGGGCGAAATGTCTTAAAACCAGATGATACATTATTGGCTGTATCGTAACTGTACACATATTTATTATAACGTATAGCAACACTTTTGTCGTGCTTAGATAAACCGTCCAAAGGAATCCTATAAACGTAATATTTTAGAGTCAACGTAATTCTATCATCGGTTGCATCAATGTCAAAGTCGCTACGACACTCGCCAAATTTATCATTGGTAACATGTACGTTTCCATACATATCTTCTATCGCATTCATCTTTTTTACCGCTAATCTTTTCATTAGGCTTTCTGTAATACCTCTTTGTTTTCTAGCCTCAACAAACGATTTAAGAAGTTCTTGTTGCAGCAGTCCGCATTCTGTAGTTACTTGTGCAGACAAATTATTGATTACCATTCCGTCCATATTACTTTGATTTTAAGTTTCCGTATGCTGCATAGAAGCTATCGAGCTGCTGTGTTGTATGAACTAACTTCTGGTTGTAACTATCTCGCTCTGCTCTAGCCTTAGAAATAAAGACGAAGCTAACGATGAATGATATTACTACCGTTATCACGATGAACAACCAAGGTAGCTTGTGAACTGCCTTATTGATTGCTCTTCCTATATTTCTTAGGATAACCCAAGAATAAACAACTATGAACACTACCGCCTGTTTGGTGGTAGTGTTCTCAATACGTTCTGTCTGCGTCATTTTTAAATATTTTTTTGTTAATGATTATATGTGGCAATCATACATCGTTAGAAGAGTGTCAGGAGGAAGTGATGCAAGAAGTTGTTTCACTTCTTCGCTCCATGCATCTTTGTCTTTTTCGTCTGATACTACGGCAAACCAACCCATTTTGCCACGCTCATACCATTTCCCATCCTTAACAACAGCGAATACTGATATTTCTTCTACATTGGATATATCCTTAATGCGAGCTTGGTCGCAACGACCTTCTGCCTTTAATTTTTTGAAATAGTTAATGCCTTCTCTTGAATAGAATGTAGGAGCAAATTCTGGATAGAATAATGGAGCATCCATTGATATATCCTTTAATTGAAGTCTTCCAGCATATCTGCCTCCCATTTGATACCAATCCCATTTGGCATCATTATTATAGGTGCGCCAAACGCTGCCGTCCTCATGTATCTCAATATCCTCGCTTCTTTCATCTATATCCATACGATAATATTTCACGGCATACTCATACATCTGTTCGTCCGTCCAGTTAAGATGCTTTGGAAATTCGTTCTCGATATAATCTGCATGTTTCTTGCAACAGTTGGCAAGATATGCATCTTTATCTTGTAGGAACACATCATAGTAATTCTTTTTGTATTCCTCAATCTCCTTACGTTTCTCACTAATAAGCTGCTCTTTAGTCATGTATAAATGCATAGGCAGCTCTAGATTTTCATCATACTTGGCGAGTTGTTTCTCTGGCTCATCGCCAATTACCAATGTTAAAAAATGACTCATATTTATCTATATATTAATTCGCTTTCAATTCTAGAATTTACTTGGTTCGGTTGCACCAGTTATCGGTAGATTTCCAATAACCAGCCATCCATATTTCTTTCTTTGTCGCATCAGGGTGCTCACTGAGCCATTCCTCTGCCATTTTACTTACGTCTGCCATTTTTTGCCTCGTTTTGATTCTTTTTCAAGTTTTTGCTTTAGCTTTTCAAGAGGAGATTTTTTAATATCAACCCCCTTTAAGCGGCAATGTTCTTCGTAGGATATTGCTTTTCTTCTAGATTCCTCATCTTCTTTCTTTTGTTTCTCAGCTAACTTTTGAGAATCAATTTCGGCTCTCTTTTCATAAAGCTTACACATGTATTTTTCGAGAGCAATAAAAAGTTTTTGAGGATTCACTGTCTTTCCTACATAGATTTCGCCATACTCACCCATAGAAAACTCGTAGAAAAATCTAGTAAGCTCACTAGGCGTTAGGTGATAGTATTCTTGTCTGATTCGCTGCGCCATCGCCTTGAACTGATAAGGAGTAGTTGAGTCAATAGCACCAATAACCATGAACAAGTCGATAAGCATCATCTTAATCCAAAACTCGCTTGCGCCCTCTTTGAAGTACTTATCAATACTAACAAACGACATACCGCCTCTAGCGACAGAATCATATACAGATGTAATTGCATCTGTCCGATTTTGCAGAGTAGGATATTTGTCTAAGAATAGCGCATATTGTTTGCCATATTTTGCTACCGCTTGGCTACATTCAGTCGGCAAGGATTGAACTAATTTTGTTGAAAGTTCGTTGATGTTGTTCATAACTATTCACACCATTATTTTTAGGAGCGAACAACCCTGTATAGTTGTTGCCCATGGAATACTCAACGATAACCTTTGCGTATTCGGGATTTCCGTTTGATAACTGTAGAAGTTTCTTTTTAAGAGCTTCTAACCCTCGTGGCTTGTAAGTCTGACGTTTTTCTTTCTTGTATGCAAGCCACATTTCAAGAGCTTCTTTGCAAGGATAATATTCTTCTTGTTTTTGCTCTGTAGTAATCTCGAAATCCGACAAATCGCTTCCTAACGAGAATGCAGCACCCATACAAAATATTCTCTGTTTCTCTGCGTCATTAGGGAACAATTCGCTAGATTTCTGACGTATGTTAGTTGATAACATCATAAGCTATTGTATGTAATTTTGTTGTCTTTCTATATCATGCTGAATATGAAGTAGTGCGATATATTCATCAGAATCGGGAAAATCAAATCCATCCTCTTCTTTTGCCCACGATTTAAAATCAGAAATTGATTTGCTCATTTCGTCTTTTGTAAGGTCGGCAGAAGAACGAAGATACTTATAGCATTCTCCTGTGAATTTATCAACCCCCTCTCTGAGAAATATATCTTTGTTCACTACTAGCTTATAGAAATGTGTCTTAACTTCGTCTAGAGTGTAGCCGTATTGAAGAGCAAATGCTGATAGAAGTAAATGAAGGTAGGCATTCTGATTTAAGGAACGCCCACGCTTCTCTTTCAGTTCTACCATAGCACCTTTGGTCTCCAACTCGGTTACTTTTTCTCTAAACTTTTCAAGTTCAAACACATTTTTCAGATTGAACCACATAAGCGTTGAATGCTCGTTTGATTAATTCTACGCTAGAAGGGCAAGTCATCAGAAGACTGCGTATCAGAAGATGGAGCAGCAGATTGCGGTTGCTGTGGCTGTGCAGGTGGAAACAGACTTTGCTGATTCGTCGGGTTTGCCACGCCAGCAGCATTAGCAGAACTTGCCATAGCTTGTTGCGCCGCTTGTGCGCTAGACTGAACATTGCCACTAAAACCGCCACCTTGTGCAGTAGCTTGCTGTTCCTGACGAACAACGTTCCAAGCACGAATCTGATTAAAATATCTGCCTTGATATTCATGCGCATCAATATCAAAGCTAACGTTAATAACCTCACCGAGCTGAATGCCAAAATTCGCAATTCTATCAGCTCCAAAAACATCAAAAGCCATCTTCTTAGGATATTGCTCTTGTGTTTCTATTACATAGGTCTGAGATTTCCACTCACCTCTTGCAGATACGCCGCTTCTTTCAGGTAAAACGGCAATAACTTTTCCTTGAATTTCCATTATTTTTTATTTAAAGAATTTTGTAAAACCAAATCAGCCAACTCTTCAAAGTAGGCAACATCCTTGATAGCGGAATCTTGTTCACCAGTAACCTTTGATGCTATAGAACCTTTCTTCATAATCAAGCTATAAAGATAACTGTCAATAGTATCAATTCCCATCAGAATCCACGATGTAACAGCATTCTTCTGTCCGTTACGATAAGCACGGCATTCACACTGAGATAAGTCTGCCATCGTCCAAGGTAGCTCCGTGAATACGACATTTGATGAAGCCGTAAGAGTTAGTCCTACGCCAGCAGCCTTAATGGAACAGATAATGATTCTCTTCTTCTTAGCTTGGAAAGAATCAATAGCCCATTGTTTCTGCTGCTGATTATCAGAGCCTGTAACGGAACATACCTCATTAGGAAACTCCTTTTTGATTGCATCAACAACATCACGATGTTCTGCAAACACAATTATCTGCTCTTCCGTATCATGTAGAAACTCGATTGTTGCCTTCATCTTTCCCTTTCCAGATATAGAACGAAGATTCATAAATTTAACTAATGCCTTCATTCGTAGCTTTTTTCTAGCTTCATCCTCAGAGCAATTCTTATATTCAAGAAGGAATGTAAGCAAGTCTTTCTGACAAGTATCATATTCTTCTTGTGTTTCAGAATCAAGAGCAACACTAATTGTTGTTCTTGTTAGTTCAGGTAAATCTTTGAGTACATCTTTCTTTTCTCTGCGAAAGTAACATGTTTCGTGAATCTTTTGATTAAGCTCTTCGAGATTCTCGTTTTCTCCATATCTATTACAGAACTCACCATATCCTCCAAATTCATCAATTCTACCAAGAATAGCCAACTGGCAAGCCATATCAGTAGCATGGTTAACCACAGGCGTACCAGTCAGCTCGTAGATATATTCCTTACCTTGGCAAATACCCATTATTATTTTTGACTGCCTTGTCGTTGGATCTTTAACTCTTGCGGACTCGTCAATAATTACAGACTTGATAATTTTCAGTTCATTACGGAACAAAAAGTTTTTAAGTCTTAATGGTTTAGAACCCAAGTCCACAACAAAGTATTTTGCAAGAGACTCGTAATTGCATATAACCACATCATACAAATCCATCTTAGTAAGATGATAGCCGTATGTTGCGTTTACAGAATCCGTAAGGATAAGCGGACGAAGATTTGTGAATTTCTTGATTTCACGTTCCCAATTAACTTTGAGGGCAGCAGGGCAAATAACCAAGCAAGGAGTCGCTTTTGCACGTTCAATGGCAACGATAGATTGAACCGTCTTGCCAGTTCCCATATCGTCACCATTTATGCAACGTTTCATAGCGAGTTCCATGCGTACACCCTCTTCTTGATAATCGTATAATTTTGGTTTATCTGACATAATGATAATTATAATAAACACCACATTCTGAAAGCCCATTCAAGAGCCTTCTCTCTACCACGCAAATACAACTCGTCACCACGTTCAATCTTTTTGTAGAATACTTTCTTCTTAGTCTTTGAAACTGCAAAGATAAAGTCTTGATTTCCATATCTAGGGTCAATGCTGTGCGTCAAGTCCATATACCATGCACGGCTTCTATCCCAGTCCACGAAATCAATCTGCGCTTCAAATTGTTCTTGTGACGTAGCTGCGGTAGTCTTCAAGTCACCGCCAAACTCGCCAAGCCACCAGTCGAACTTACATCGTACAGGCAGCTCAAACTCGAAGCCTTGATATTCCATCTTCATGTGTGGATTGATGAATGTTTTCTGACCGACCGCATTCTTTAGAACAAAATCAAGAAATCTGTCCTTTGTTGCTTGTTTCTTTAATACCGCAAGTCTGTCTAATCCCCATTTCCAATCCTTCTCTGTATATTTCTCATCATCAACCGTCATAGCGTAATGATTACACTTTTCTGGTTCAGTAACGAGAGCATCAACGAGAGTACCAAGATGGAATGCCTTTTTCTTGTCTGATTCCTTAACGAAGTTAAGCTGTGGGTTAAGAGCGAACTTCAATGCGGTGAGGTCTGAGTTGGAAACCTCACCACGTGAATAATAAGGGTCAAACGGTTGCTCTGCCATATTACTTAGCTGTTACTTCATCCTCATATTTAATATAAGGAGAAACGATATACTCTTCCTCATTGTTAGCATGTTTCTCGCAAGCCTTGCGCATAAACTCCAACTTAGAAGCAAGTTTGTCAGGTGACATAGAAGAACCCTCAATCGTCCACCACTGCTGAATAATATCGAGCCAAGCGTTTTTGTCAGTAACGACAAGACGTTTTGTGACCTTTATTTTCTGCTTACTTGTGTTGCCAACAGAAGTCTGAGCGAAGAGCGATTGAGCTTGTGCAGTAGCATGTTGTGCTGCGTTTTCAGCATCACGTTTCTCTTGCTCTGCTGCAAGCTTGCGTTGCTGCTCTTCCTTGGCTGCTTCATCAGCCTTACGGATAGCCTCTTCTTTAGCCTTACGTTCAGCTTCAGCAGCGACAGCTTCTGCCTCCTTGCGCTTGCGTTCTTCTTCGGCAGCTTTCAGTTCTGCCTCCTTGCGCTTGCGTTCTTCTTCGGCAGCTTTCAGTTCTGCCTCCTTGCGCTTGCGTTCCTCCTCATCTTTGATGCGTTGGATTTCCTCTTGCTTTTTGCGCTCTTCCTCGGCAGCCTTACGTGCTTCCTCTTCCTTACGTTTGCGTTCCTCTTCTGCCTTACGTGCCTCCTCTTCCTTACGTTTGCGTTCCTCTTCTGCCTTCTTGATTTCAAGAAGTTCAGCAATCTTAGAGTCAAACTTCATAAGGAGTTCATCACGTGTAGCAGTAACAGTCTGCTTATAAGACGCAAGCAACGATGCGGAAATTTCCTTGTATGCGCCGTTCATAATATCCTTTGCATCATTCTCTTCAATTTCAGAAGAATATGAAGGCTTGTTATTAACGAACAGATGTCCGAGGTCAAGAACATCAGAGCACTCTATAATACGTTTCTTAACTTCATCCTTGTTATCAAGGGTGAGAAGAGAGAACGTATTATTAAGTGAGTTGATAGCAGCAGAAGAATGCTCAGTAAGAAGATTGTTGAGCGTATCAATAGTATCAGTCTTCAACTTAATCTTAGCCTCCTTAATTCGCTCTTGTCGCAAGCGTTCTTGCTCTGCTTTCCTCTGCTGTTCTATCTTGTAGGCAGCATACTCATTGCGCTTCTCCTGAATCTTATAGACAACAGAATCTGTATTCTTGGCAGAGATAAGACTCTCCATCATCGTAAATCCTTTACGGACAATATCGAACACTTGGGTAACACCCTTACGTTTCTCCGTCATTGCTTTCTCTGTCAGTTTAGCCTTCTTGATAAATTCAGCAGCTTTCTCGTCAAGAGCATCATTCATACCAGAAGCACTAATATCAGACAGAAGAGATTCACCTGCCTGAACACATGCCTCATAAGACTTTCTGTTAGCTTGCACCGCATTTTCCGTATCGGATTTGAGTGTTGCAATCTGTCTTGTAATATTGTTGGCTTGTTGTTGTACCAACTGCAATTCTATATTTTCAGCCATACTTTATAAATTAAAATGGAGAATCATCGTCAACCTTTGCCTTAACACCATTTTTCTGTGTTTCAGCTTGCGAAGCACCAAATGCTTCTTGTTGTTGCTGTTGTTGAGGTTGGCTGTCAACATCAGCTTGCAACATACCGCCAAGACCGACTGGCAACTTAGGGTAAGTCTTAAAAGCATGCTTACAAGTCTTAGAGACAAGGAATCCTGTATCAATATCTTTGAAGTACATTTTACCATCATTACCATTATAACAACCGCCATATAGAGCGTTAGCCTTGTGGTCTTGACCGCCAAATTTAGCAGAATATTCACGCAATCGGTCGATACCTTCACGGTCAAGAACGAAGTAATCGTATGAATTGTTTGGAAGGATAATCTTCACGTAACAAGCAACGATACGTGAATTTGCTGGTCGTGGATAGGTCTTCACATAATCAACAAATTTATGACCGTCACGCTCACCGAAGCGGAAATCATCGCAATCATATACCACTACAGGGTTGTCACAACGAAGAATCTGCCCAGCCCTTTGACGTAGAAGAATCTCACCATATCCTGTATATGTAATCTTAGCCGTATAAGTTGTTTGTCGGGTGTTCTTGTCGTAGTTGCTATAGCCCATAAGATAACAGAGAGTCGTAGTTCCCTTTTCGAGAGACAATCCGTTAATCGCCAAGTTCATGAAGGCATCGTGAATATTCAACGATGTAGCTTTTTCAAGATAGCCCTTGAATGAACCGTTGAGAAGTTCATTATTAAACAGAGCCTTCTGCTCTTCAAAGAACACTTCTCCACCCTCTCCGAACTTCTGATTGTACACCTCAATAAACTTATCTCTTGCCAAATCGCAAATCTGATTATGAGGCGTTTTATTTAACTGTTCTATATCCATTTGTATAGATTTTAAAATTAGTGAACTCTATCAATATAACTAAAGTACGTCTCCACCATTACCGAACCAGTAGTTGTAGGTCTTTCGTAATAATGTGGAATTGTACCTAACTTTCTGCCATCACCATCTTGGTAATTCAGAAAAATAGCTCTAGCCGCCACTTCTCTTGACTTGTTTGCAGTAAGTTCCATCAAGCAAGCATGCAACTTGCGTTGATGGATTACTGCATTAGCCATTTTTGACGGCATAGATGCTATAAGTTTGTCGATTCTACTCATTCTTTTCCTCTTTGTTTTCGGAAGATGGAGCATGATGTTCGAAGACATCGAAGACCTTAGTTTCGTTAAGACCTACGATGTCGTAATCAATCATAGTCTTTCCCATCGCCTCATCTACGTATCGAAGAGCACGTGCCAACGACTTAGCCTGAACCAGATAAGTTACGTTAGAACGCCTCTCCTTCTCACTCTTTTCATCAATAGTGATAAACTGGCACTTTGCCTTGTACCACTTATCATCATCATCTAAGTCAGAGAAGAAAATCTCGCCATAGTTGGTTTTCTTTGCGCTTGTAACGGCAGAATCGCCACTAATATAGCAACTTATTTCATCGATGATAGATGTTTCTGCCTCGGTGCAAGAAAGTGCATCAACAACATAAAGTTCATTGACTACTTTCTCCGAGCCATCCTCCATTGTCTTTTGGTACTTGATTCTAGTCTCATACCAAGATGCTGTGCGTACCCTCATTACTCACCATCCTTTCCTTCTTCTACCAAAGACGCAAGCTTATCGAATAAGTCCTTGGCAACCTCGCCTTTGATTTCGATGCACTTTACGTTGCTGTCACCATCACCGTCACCTTCGCCATTGTGGAGTGTTTCATCCTCGCTTTCCAGACGTTTGCGAAGAGCCAAATTCTCATTGTCGTGCAACAACTGGTCGAGAATCAGTACACAATTTGTCTTCTCGATTTCTGCGTCATTACGAACAACCTCATCAGTACCATTGATGATTTTCACCAATTCATCGTACTCTTCCTTTGTCTCACAGTTACGTGCGACACAACCGATAACCTTAAAACGGTCAATCTCAAAAACCAACTTAATTTTGTCTTTTGCCATAATAGCTACCTATTTAATTAAACAATAATATTTTTTCTCTTTCTACTCTTTTCTTTTTGCATCGCTTTACGCTAGCCTTGCAAAGTTCAGTATTATCTCTGTAATAATCTCTTTGCTTTTGCAGTCTTTCTTCACGATTTCTCATATATCTTTCGTGGTCGAGCTGGCTGCGTCTTGATTCACTTCTCATTTTGCTAATCTTCTTTATCCAGACCTAGCATCATCGCTATTGCGCCAACAACTGCAAACATAAGAGCGGTTGCAGCAAGCGCAAATAAAATTATACTCATAGTCCTAGCTTTTTAATAACGTTGTCTTTTGCATGGTTATATCCTCCGATGAATGCCAAAGCTATTACATAAGCAAGCGCATCATCATAGCCGTCACTTCCACCATACGCAACATTCTTGTCTGCGTACTTATAGGCTGCGTCTATCATTTCTTCCGAATATCCGCAGTCTATCAGGTTTTTATATTTCTCACTATTCTTATCAATCATAATTCAAACCTCGTTATAACTTTCTTTCCGCATACAGTCTTGCTTGCGAAGTTGATTATCTCGGCAGCAACTACAAGAACAAGCATAGCAACAAGATAACATATATAATACATACCTTTCATTATCCAAAAACTTTTTTAATCTTTTCTATCTTTCAGAAATTAATCTACGATAACAATCGAAGTAACCAGTTACATATATGGAGAATAGATTCAAAGCTCTCATATTAAAGTAACCATCGTCACAAAAATCCAATATCTTACAAACTAACGCCCAAGGCTCATTTGGGTCTAATCCCATAATTTTCATACGCTCAAAATCGCCTTTTGTCAATGGGTCTTTCTTTAATTCTTCAATCGTTAATCTCGCCATTATACACCTCCCATACTTTGAAAAAAATGAGCCTCGGCAGTTGGCAAAATTTAAGTGATGAATCCTACAAGGATTGTATTGACTATTTCCCGATGGTCGGTCGGAACTGCCTTGGCTCGTTAAACATTGACCTACTCTAAAGACATCTAAAGTACCGATGATAGCCACCAAATTTCAAGAGTGCTACTATTTCTAGCAGTGTCGTACCATTATCGTTCTTGCCCAAGGAACACTATCATCGGTTGGGCTTGGTTATGAAAGAAAATAATATCCAAAGAATAATCGGTGCAGTGCTCAGACTATTACAAAGTGAACCTCACGCAAGTTCCACCGCACCGATTCACGTGAGCATATATAAGGGCAAATGAAAAACTACATATCGAACAATGTAGGTGCATTTGTATCAGCCTCGGCAGCTTTACAATTCTTTACAGCTTCATTAAAGTAACTATCCTTTAATTCAAAGCCGACACCAAAGCGACCCATCTTAATTGACTGATAAACCTCAGAACCGATTCCAAGGAATGGTGTAAGAACCTTATCACCCTTGTTACTCCAAAGAGTTATTGCTCGCTCGATTGTTTCAAGTTGTAATGGACAGATATGCTTCTCGTCATTCTCGTCACGACCCTTAATACCATTAAGTGTTTTAGAATAATCAATATCCATCCACACTGGCGAGGCGTACTTTTGCCAAGTATCAACAGATATATCACAATGAACTGGGTGTTCATGCTCGCCTTCCTTACGGAATACCATAAGATAGTCAGGGATTCCGACACGGCTCATAGCCGCATCTTTCTTTACTTGCTTATGGAGAAGACCGAGTGCCTTTGTTCTCTGCATTTCAGTTACAGGATTCTTCCAAATCGTTACTCTTGAGTGATAGATGAAGCCTACTTCTTGAAATGCTTCAAGAATCATACCTGAGAAGTCACGAAGACCGATATATCCTTCCTTGCCTTTTTGGATAGGCAAGTCCATACAATGAACGGCAACGTTACGACCGCTCCAAAGAACTCTGTATAGTTCTTTAACAAGATATTTGAAGGCAGTAAAAAACTCCTTATAGTCCTTTGAATTACCCATATCCTCTAACTTATCGGAATATGTGTAAAGTTCCGCAAATGGTGGAGAGAAAATAGAGAAACCTATACTCTCATCGGGAACATTCTGAATGAGCTGCACACAATCGCCTAGGCGAATGTCACAGTTTTTTGATTGATACTTATTATCAACTTCCATCTTCTTTAACTTTATCTGATTATTGATGTTACGACACATAGCCTCGGTCATAGACTTCTGCATTTCGAGGAATTGCTTTTGCTTTTCCTCGAATGATGATTTCACGTTCTGCATCGTATCAAGAGTAATGATGTGGATATTCACCTCATCTTTCTGACCGAAGCGATATGAACGTCTGATACCTTGATAGGTAGCCTCAAATGAGAAATCAAGTGAAGCAAACATCTGATTACGGCAGTTCTGATAGTTAAGACCGAATGATGCAATCTTCAACTTAGTGACAAGCACTCTGAACTCGTTGTTAGCAAATCCGAGCAACTTATCTTTCTTGTATTGCTTGCTATCACTACCTTTAACCTCAACTGCATCGGGAATCAGTTCACGAAGAACCTTGCCTTCCTCATCTTGCCCAATCCAGATAATCCAATTCTCAGAAGAAGCATTAACAATCTCAGCAACTCTTTCAAGACGTTGCTTGATAGTTCTTCTAAGCTCTTTATGGAAATCCGTTGCAGACACAGCCATATCATTAAAGAGAGCACCGTTATCTTTCTTCTCGGTAACGATGTAGTCTTCAATAACATTCATTGGTGGAAGAATATATCCATCATCGCTAAAACCAATATCAGATGGTTTACTGAGCATTACTGCCCAAGTAGAAACGAAATCCCAAAAATCTTGTTGTGCATGACCTTTCAGTCTCCAATCAGATGTAGAACCGCCATCATGAACAAAGTACATCGCAAGCATTTCGTTTCTTGTCATAATATTCAAGAACTCTGCATGATTGCAAAGCTCGGTTGTGTCGTTTGGAGAAGGCGTTGCAGTACAACACAACTTATAAGGTGTATTCTTGAAATCCTCAATAAGAGCGGTTCTTGTCTTACCTGCAAAGTTCTTCAATATTGAACTCTCATCAAGAACGACCCCCCCAAACAGATAAGCATCAATGTTATCCATATTATCATAGTTGGTAATATAGATACCAGCATCCAAGTCCTGGTCGAATGTCGTAAGAGCAATCTCAGTTACTTTGTAGCCGAAATGAACTCCTTCTTTGATTGTCTGACCTATAACACCCAATGGCGCAAGAATAAGAACAGGTTTATTAATGTGGTTAACCACTTGTTGTGCCCACTCTAATTGCTGGTACGTCTTTCCCAATCCACAGTCTTCAAACATAGCAAAGCGACCAACTTTCAATGCTCGCTTAACACAATACTTTTGAAATGGGAATAGTTGAGGACTCAAATCACTATCCTCAACGTCAAAACCGCTTTCTTGAACGGAAGTCTGTTTTTCTGAGAGAAATTTCAGATAACCGTCTAATTCTTTTGTATTCATCTATTAAACTGTTTTTAAAAGGATGCTTCGTTTCCGAGGTTTCAAAAGACACACCACATGCCAAACTTACGAGAGGTTTTATTTCCCCTTGGTGCGTTTTCGATTCATACTCTTGCCCAATGAGCAACTCCACATCCTATTCTACGACAACCTTAGTCAGCGTAGGGGCGGTTTACATAACTAACTATAAATTTTAAATAAATTATGAATGAAATTAAATCTCACAATAACTATTTCCGTCAGGTGGGTAGTCGATTATCTTCCATTCATTCTTCTTGATATGGATAGCTTCACGAAAAACCACAAACGGCTCACCATTATGACGTTTCTTGTTGTGTGCGACAATCTTATTGATACACCCCTTGGCAGTTATTCTGAACTCCCTGAGAGAATGGGTGTACTTAGATTTCACATCACATACAATCAATTTTCCGTCTTCCCAAAATATGAAGTCTGGTTTATAGCTATGACCGCTAACCATCAGTCTTTTATCGTACCGAACCTTTGTTTTGAGTTGTTTCGGCACAATCATATAAAGGGATTTGAATATACTGAGTTTTACTTGTCTGTGAATACAAGAAACTCGTTTATCAGCAAGAAGAATTTGGTGATACAGATATTCTTCTTTACTATCGTACTCAGTACCATCTTTCGATGTATACTTGTGTTGAATAACCCTAGCAGCAGCCATAGCTAATATTCTTTAGATACGTTGCTAGGATTCCAAACTAGTTGTTGGTAAGCAGCATCACCGAACTTCTGCCATTCTCCTGTCGCAAATTCAACAAGCCAATCATTTGTATGAGCAATCAGACAACCTCTAGTCTTGTTGTCTTTGAACTGACAAGTAATTGACTTGCCATCTTCACCGACATCAACAGACTGCAAGCATTTCAGACCTTGCAGCGTTTTCAAGTGGTCTCTGTGAACCTTTATACTATATATAATCTTCATGTTCTTTTCGCTTAAAAACCTTGGCGGCAGACTAACTTAATAATCTGACCGCCAAGGAAAAACAGCCTAATTTTAAAATTTAATCATTTTCTTATGACAAAGTAAAAATGCGCCCTTAGATGGTATCGAGCCATCTTCTCTACATACTGGTCGGAGCTTTAAATCTGCGTATGTAGCGCATTACCTAATTGCTTTAAGGGCATACTCAACGACTTATCACAAGCAGTTGAGAAAAAAATAAATTATTTAAGTAAACAAAACACTTAAAAAGTGCCGATTCCAAATAAAGTACAACTACTTTCACAAGCTGTCATACAAGTATGAAAGATAATTAATAATTAAAAAATGTATTGAGTAGTTCTAGACTGACTCGAACAATCTCTAAGAGAACCAAAATCTCTTGTGCTACCGTTACACCATAGAACCAGAAGCATCATATTCTCACGAGCTTGATGCTAAAATTTAGAAAACTAATTAACTTTACCTTATAACCTTATAACCAAAAAAATGAGTGTTGCAGGTACAGGACTCGAACCTGCGACCTCTAGGACATGAACCTAGCGAGCTACCACTGCTCCAACCTGCGATTTGTGCAGCCTATCTTCACATACAGACTGCATTGCCATCATTGTCAAATTCAAATTCAAATTTTGTTAATTAAAATATAAACAAACAAGTAATCAAATAAAATATTTATGCAAAAACATTTAGAACTTTGGAGATATTGTCGGATTCGAACCAACACTTCCATACGATAAGAACGGTATCTTCAAGTTGTATGACGTGCTTCCGTTTACACTAAATATCTCTTTGTTGTTATTTAATTAAAGTATTGAGAAGTAATCTCTACTTTAAGTAGTGTTTAAGTCTCATTCTTTGACTTAACTCTGTTCAGAGTTAGCTAGACTGCTATCTCTGAATTATCATTATCCTTTGCTTTCCACGACAATTCTTCTCGCTTGACTGGATGCCAATATCATTTCCGTGGTAGTTCATCAGTGATAATTTCATCAATAACAGAATTACTAGTCTTACGTATATCGCATACCCTTTCGTAATATCACCGCGTGCCAGTGCCGCTCCTTTACTACCTTCTTATATGCGCATACTATTCTGTGCATTTTATCAATATGTCAAAGAACTATTCTCTAGCTTTCAGTTTCATCACTTATAGTGATAATCTGATTCTAAAAGAATTGCGGTTTCAGCAGGATTCGAACCTACGACCTATCGGTTAACAGCCGACCGCTCTAACCATCTGAGCTATGAAACCATATTGGGCGAGCATATAAAAAAAAATAGTTAAAGACTCGCCCATCCACCACACTTGGTGATATTAAACAACAGAACTCTAATATACACGATGGCTTTCAAGCAGATTATCTATATCGCTTGCGAGGAAGAATGCAGAGTGACCTATCATGCAGTGTGGTAGCTTTCCGCTCTTTCTCAATTCAACGATGAACGACTTTCCCATACCTATGTATGATGCAGCTTCATCAGTTGATAGCCATTTCTTAGCAATCTTTTCGACCACTACTTTCTTCTTCGGTGTTGCCATTTTATTATTCTCCTATTACTTTTCAAGCATCCTTTGCAGAAATGCTTTTTCGTTTTCTAGGCATTGTACTCGTTCTTCAAGTCTTGCCTTTTCGATTCGTAATTGTGTTGCGTCATCTATCTGACCTATCATTACAGGTGCATCACCTTTTCCGTAGGCGAGCCATTGTAAATCAACCTTTAGGTTAGAGCAAATAGCCATCATAGCTGCCTTGGTAAAATTCTGCTTACCTCTTAACATCTTTGATAGGTTAGAGCAATCGAGACCAACATCAATCGAAAACGACCTTGTGGACTTATAGTTGCCCAACTCTATAACCTTTGCAACCCTCTGACGAACCTCTTCTTGATTATATTCTATCTTCATTATTTCTCTTCAAATAACTATATTTAACCAAAAAAGTTTGGTGGAACGAAGTTAAATAACTATCTTTGCAGTGGATAAATAGCTTAGACGGTGTTTTGAACTCCGTCCCACCTTTTTCGTCTATCAGTGTTGTAACTGATTAACGATTGCAAAGGTACGGAAATAACCTCAAATAACCAAACTTTTTGACGAGAAAGTTTCGTTATTCTTGGTTATTTAACCTTTGTTTACGAAAGGTGACGCATAATGTGTAATTTCTAAACAGATTTTAAGAATTATGAATGATATTGCGAAGAACTTAAAGTTTTGCTTCGACATAAGTAAATTCAAGTCGATGTCTCAGTTTTGCAAGGTGATAGACATAAACCAAGCTAATCTTAATAAAAAGATGAGCGAAAGTAATACAAAGTATTCTTTCACCAAGAATGATATTCAAAAGATTTGCTACAATCTAGGTCTGAGAAAAGAATGGCTAGTAAATTCTGATGGCGAAATGTTTGATGATAAAGCTGCCGTTAGTCCAAGTGACTGGGTTTTCGGTAAAGACAGAACACCTAATATAAATATGGTGAACGAGGATAATGCCCATCACAATAAACAGATTGTTAGCAATAATGATTCGAAAGAAGTAGAGTTGCTGAAAGAACAGATTGAAGACCTGCGCAAGCAAGTAGAGAGCAAGGATGCTCAAATCAAGCAGCTAATGGATTTGCTTGCAAAGAAGTAGGAATGCAAGTAATATGCAAGTAAGGTATAATTTTAACACAATATGAAAACAAAGAAACTATCAGTAAACACTATATGTGTGAGGGGTGGATATACCCCAAAAAATGGTGAGCCGATTGAGCTTCACTTAACGCGATAAGCATTCACACTGAGTATCAATACTTTACGAGATTTAACGAGTAAAATATAAAGTAAAAAACGCCCGAAAAACCCCGTAAATATGATTAAAACTGATAGACTTTGCAAGTAATATGCAAGCTAATAGGAGATAGAATTATGAAGGTTTACGTTGAAGACAAGACATATAAGGTGTATTTCTCCATCACTCATAAGTGTAAGAGATTCTATATATACACAGGATTGCAGTCGACAGAGAAGTTTGATGGTATGGTATTCCCTCGTTCAGACAAGTCTGCAAAGGCAAAGACTAAGCGACTGGCAGAGCTATATTCAAACGTGGAAGACTATATACTGCTGCACAAGGGTGAGGATGTTCCGATGCTAAAAAGCCATCTGAAAGAGATTATAAAGGGTGGCAAGGTAGCTGAGAAGAATTTCCTCGACTATATGCAGATGTGTGCAGATTCCAAGAATCTGAAAGCTGGCACGAAGAGAGTGTATGATGTGACTATCATCAGAATTAGAAATTTTGATGCTAAGTGTACATTTGATACCATCACTAGAGACTGGCTCGATAAGTTTGTGAAGCATGAATATGAAAGAGGACGGATGCCTAACGGAGTTCATATTGATTTGAGAAATATCAAGGCAACATTCAATTGGGCAATTGATAATGAGATAACAACCCTATTCCCATTCCGTAAGTACGTACTTCCACATGAGGAAACAAGAAAGCGTTGTTTATCTCTAGAACAGATGAGACAGTTGCGTGATGCAGAGTTCCACACTAACCCTCAACGTGAATCAAGGGATTTGTTCATGCTAGGTTTCTATTTGATTGGTATCAATATATCAGACCTTCTAGATTTGAAGCCAACAGACCTTCGTGGCGGCAGAATATGCTACAAGCGTAACAAGACAGGACGATTGTATGATATAAAGGTAGAACCAGAGGCGTTAGAGATTATCAAGCGATACAAAGGTAAGAAATACCTTTTAAAGTATAAGGACAACATCAAGTTCAACCTCAAACACTTTGAGAGCAATCTGAATTTCAGACTTAAAAGGTTAGGTAAATTCAGAGAATATAGTAAAGAACCGATGTTCCCTTATCTTTCCACCTACTATAATCGCCATACGTGGGCAACGTTAGCAAGCGAGATTGATATACCGATGGAAGTTATAGGCAGGGCATTAGGTCATGCGATGTGGGATAATGCGGTAACATCAACCTATATCAAGTATGATACAAAGAAGATTGATGAAGCCAACCGCAAGGTTATTGATTACCTTAACAAAGATTTAGAAGATACAGATTTATAATTATTACAATTAAAAGAGCAAATAAAAAGGGAGGCTGTTAACCTCCCTTTCTTGCTATTTATCCGATAGAATAGTTTCTATCTTCTTGCGATAGTCAACAGAGCCGTCAATGAATGCGTGCATAAACAGAATGCTATCGCTTATTGGTACGCTGATAGGCTCGTTGATGAAGTCCTTTGTGACTTCCGAGTTATTCACCAATGCGGCAACAAGACGTTTCTTTTCGTAATTGAAACCTTGTGTAAATCCTGCGGCGAAAGGTGTAAGCGAGTGAAAGAATGGTGTTTGTTCTTCACTCAGATTTTGCAGTCTCTGTTTCAGAGTCATTTCCTTTGTCTTTTCCATCATTATTTTTCTTTTCAATTTCTTTCTCCATTTTATGCAAGCGTTCAACTTCTTGCTCGTAGAGGTTATCAATCGCATCAGAATACTTTAGGTATTGTGTAAGGCTCTTTTTGCGCTGCATAAACTCAGCCTTATTCTTGTACTTCATACCTTGTATTGCGGTCAGTCTGTGACGCTGCATTTCAAGTTGCAGCTCATCGTAAAGCCATATCGTTTCTTGCACAGCATCCCTCTCATTGTCTTTGCACTTATCTGCAAGTTCGAGTGCTTCATCACACTCTCTATACAAAAAGTTAACAAAGAAAATTGCAACCGCCAAAAACATACATAAGATAGCTGGCTCAAAACGATTGATAAATATATAAAATACACCAATTACAACTACCAGTAATAAACTGACGTTACCTATAGTAACAAACCCTAATACTTTCTTAATCATTTTCTTCATGTTTTTTGTTTGATAAATTATTGTTGAGACGAATATAGAAATCCTCATCACTCTCTCCATTCTGCTTAAAGCTAAGATTGTTCTCTTCGATAAAGTCAAGGATAATCCAAATGCTCTTTTTCCCGATGCTTCTAATCTTATCCAAATCAGACTTACCATGGAATTTGCGGAGTAAATCGCCTACGGTATATACGTCGCACCATCTGAACATATTCAGAATACGAACAGGAAAGCCACAGTCGTTTACATCTTTACCAAGTATTAATGGTGGAAGTATTGTTCCACCGATAGGAGTATCGCCTTTTGCACGTCTGTATTCATCATAACTAGCTTGTGTTGCTTTTAGTTTCTTCTTTAAACCATCAATCACGATTCTCAAATCTTGATTTGTAGCAATATCGGCAATGGCGGCATCCTCGTTGTACGTCAGCTTATTGCACGTCTTCTCTACAATCTGTCTGATTCTAGTTGCTGATACGCCATACTTGAGTGACAACTCATCATAGGTCATTCCATTAATAATGTCCTTTAGCAACTTAGATTCACGATAGCTGAGTTTTGGAGTGATGTCAAGATACGACATAGCGTTTATTACGCCAAAAAGCATACCAACAGCATTTGCAGCCAGTTTGCCGTTTGCGGTCGCTCTGTTTCTCAACTCGGTAAGTTCAACGTTTATTGCACGCTTGTGCGCCTCAACTTCTTTGAGCTTATCATCTATCATCTTTTCGTTGGCTGCAAGCATCTTGTACTTCTGGGCGTATTTTTCAACGTCCTCGCTGTTTACATACAAGATACCATGCTCGCCTACACAACTACCAATGAGACCTTGCTCGATGTAGTTACTAATAGTCTGTCTAGATAAGCCAAGTATCTCGGCAGCTTTGTTTCTTGTGATTCTAGCCATATAACCAACTCTTTTATTATTTCAGATTTGAATCTGCTAATCTCAGCTCTAACTGTTGTATAATGTTGTCGATTGTCTTTCCCTTATAGTCAATGGCAATCTTCTTCAATGTTGCAATCTGAGCCATAATATTAATTTTATCCCCTGCTGTCATCATAATCAATATTTGTTTATTAAGATGCGGTGCTTGCAAAGTTGTAGTGTACAACATAAACATAACCGCCATACATTTTTCCGTAAGTAACCTCTATGAAGTCAAAGATAATATCTCCACAATCCTTGTATGGAATCAAAGGTTCAGTAGGGAATGCTTTATATTTCGTATAATAACTACTTACTTCTTGTGAAAGCAACTGCTTAAAAATATCCACTTCTCCATACTTTGTGAATACACCTTTGAACTCGTTTTCATTGTCTATAGCAACAACTACTCCAAGTTCTTTCTTGATACGTACACCCTCATATTCGTTGCGAACGCCGTTAAATATTGTTGATGTAGTAAGAATCCCTTTAATCTCTTCCATATATCAATTTCTTAAAATGTGAACACTAACAGCCTTGTTTACTGCATTAGGCTGCGACTCATTAAAACTCTTGATAAAGTTACGTTCCATTTCTTCAGGAAACATAGCTTTTTTCGGTTTCGGCATTGATAACGTGCCTACTACTTTGTACCCCCCCGTAGTGTAATCACACACTTACGAGTGATTGTCTCTTCTCCAAACATATTATTCTGTTTTATATTTAATTATTTAACGTTCAAACTAATTGCAAGTACTTCTCAGAATATTTCTTTCTAAGATACTCTAATACGTGGTTATATGATTTAAGAAAACCATCATTAATAAGCATAGCTACTTGTCTCTCCATATTAAACAATTCGTATTGTTTAACTTCTTCTCCTTGTTTGTTTCTCATTTCGTGTTCATGCTTTCCGAACACAACGCAATTTATTGCTTTTGCTATTTTGCACATAGCTGCTGGCATAAACTTCTTACTAACAATTTTACTGATAGCAGAACCAAGTTCTTTGTACGCATCGCCTGCATCGTTTCTATATTTCAACATTTGGTCGTACACAAACTTTATAACTTGAACCTCAAATCTTGGATTGAGCCACATTGCAAATTTAACAAAGAGAATAGGGTGCATCCAAGTACCTCCACCTCTATCAGACCTTGCTTTCGATTTTACATACACAGAATTTTGGGTATGTAGATTTTCTTCATCCATCAAAGCATTGATGAACTCCTTGATTCCTTTGTTATTGAAGAAATCATCAAGGTCTTTCTTTACATACCCAACTTTTTGGGTATCATCATTATGCTCAACAAACTCATTCCATTGTTTGAGCAAGTTTGTAGCATTGAACATACTATCTTTTGTTCTTTGCTCGACCAAAAAATTACCCATTGGTCTCTTCATTACTTGATTTGTAATCATCTTCCCTATATTTAATGATTTATAATTAATATTGTTCCTTATAAAAAGGTTATATGAAACAGGCAATAGACCTCTGAGTAAGTGGTTCTCCCCCTTACCCCCATCATTTATTGCAATAATGAGAGCTTGGTAGGAATATTCCACTCGAAGTTACATGAACCCAGTATAATGAGCCCCTTCGGTCGGGTCAGTTGCCAAATCGTACAGCACTTAACCTAAGCAGCTTTCGGGGTACGCCCCGCCCTGCCCGCCTTCTGCCTTCAGTTCCTGCGGTGTCACCATGCGCCTCTTGTGACGTGGGTTTAAAGTCTGTGTAGCCGAGTGTATTTAGCCGACAAGCCACCAAGACTACTTGTTTACTCTCGAAAAAGAATAGGGAAAGTGAAAACCCTATCCTTTGTTCGTGTAACGCTCCGAACTCCGGATAGGGTTTCGTATAGGGAAGTGAACAATCACTCAATTATACTTAATATGTCCGCTGTTTAGTGCGTTACTCCTAACAAGCACTGCAAAAGTACGCAATTCCTTGCAAACCACCAAATTAGCTGATTTTTCATTAACTTGCTTTATTGTGGATAAATATGGATAATATATATTTAATAGGCTTTTCGGGTATTTGTGACTTTAACCTTTCTAAGGTTTAATTAACACAAAAAATGCCCCACACCACCAAAAAATGATGATGCAGGGCGGTATGATAGGTATAAAAGAAATGCAATAGGAAAGCCCCACCATTGAGCACCAACGGCAGGGCTGAAATAGAAATATGAATTCCAATAATTGCTTTGCAAAGATAAGCAAAATATCTGAGAACTCAAAGAGATAGTGAAAATTTCTTCTGTAAGCGGTTAAAATAGTCTGTTGGTATGATTTATCGGTGCGATAGTTTTTGCGTCATATTCCACAAAATAGGCTGACCCAAACGAATGAGCCAGCCAAATTCTACTTACCCTTGAATATACAGATTGCACCATATACAGCAAGGATAATGATTAAGTACAAAAACATGATGTTATATATGTTGGTGAATAATTATCTTGATGGAAAATAATCATAATGCACTACTTCGTCATCTTTATATCCTGCATAATATAATCTTCGTGTTCCAGACTTTGAATTTATTTCTCTTGGAACATAATAATATTCACGTGTTTCATAACGACCAGACTTGTAGCTGATTTGTCTTTGGAATATATAATCATTTAAGACTATATATTTTTCGTCAAAACTGCCAAAATAAGCATTTAGACCACCTGGTGTAGTCCAGTAATCGCCAGCGAAGGATGTTATTGGCACTTTTTCTTTGTTGAGACTAAAATACAAACCATTAGCATTGTATGCCTTGCCTGTGTCCTTACCAAACACTTTACCTCTAATCGCTAATTGGTCTTCGACAGGTTTGTAAAGCACCAAAGAATCTGTTCTTTTAGAATATTCATTTTTTACGATAAGAGTATCATTTCTTAGCGTTCCCTTTCCTCTTCCAAGCATACATTCCCATAGATTATATAATACATATCCGTCAGAAGTCACACTAAAAAACATATCATCGTTTCCGTTTTCCCATACTCCTTCGTAATCCGCCAAAGTCGTTTTTTTATCTTGCGGATTGTCTGGTACTTCATCTTCACGGCTATCACTACTGCAAGCCACCATAGAGAAAGCTGCAATCATAATTGCCATAAACATTAAAACCTTTTTCATTTATAGTGACTTAACCGTGATGTCGAGGGCTTAATATCTTTTTGTTTTCTTTCCGTTTATGTATTCTTCTTGCCACACCTCATTATAATCTGATATATCGTCTGAATAGTAACAGATTATGGTTACTTGCGCAAGACCCGCATCTAATGATGCTGATTCTTTATAACGAATGTTCCCAGAGTCAATATCTAACGAATACTTCTTAGCCATTTTGACAGCTTCTCTATAGTTGTCTGCTCCATCGAACTCTACACTTTCGTAATCGTCTTCCACGCTACCTTTTACGTGCTGTTTAAGAGCTATCTCGTATTTGGGATATACAGTCTTTCCATAGATATTTTTCATATCTTATACCTTATCCGTGTTGGTGAGGGCTGAAATTTATTGTAGTATTAGAAAATTTCCTCTACTTCAAACTCTACGCTACTCTCCCAGTCGTATGAATCAATATTATCTATATCGTCTGAGGTAAGATAATAATAGGCAGTTATTCTCCATCCATCTATCTCAATCGGTTCACCAGCATACTCATCCTTGCCGAGATGTGAAGGATTTTCGAAAGATGGATACATAAGTCTGCTAGTTGGTTCTTTATCGGTTTCCATTGCTTCATTAACGATTTCAGAGCCGAACGCCAAATAAGCTTGTGATTTACTTAATCTACTCATAAAATAGACTTGACCGTGATGTCGAGGGCTGAATTTTTGTTATGGGTATTGTATGGCTAGAAATGCCAATGTTGAAGTAAGACTTGTGTATCAGACGAAACCGTCATTTTTGCGAAATCTGGTATCGTGTTACAGATTCCGTTTAATTCCGCTTTATTCATCAATTCCTGCGCCTCCTCTTTTGTATCAAACAAAGCTGCATCAGTTCTTGATGAAACATAATGCAAATCACTACCTAAGAATGCAACAATCATGTGTCTGCTATTATAGATAGTTACGTAATACACCTTTCTTCTGTCGATTATTTCTTCTGTAGAGTTTTGTAATTTCATATTTTTCCGCTTATCCGTGATGCGTAGGGCTATTTGATATTTATATTATTTTCAAAAGATAACGCAATATGCGTAATTATATTGTGTGTAGGGCAGAAATTTTAATCTTTATTTCTGCCCATGGCGCAATCGAACAATGTTCCGATTAACCAAATTGCTATTAAGAATGCCATAACTTAAACCTCCTCTGTATTATTGTTGTTGTTATTCAGTTCCTTGTAATACTGCTGAATCTCCTCATCAGTCATACCCTTTTCTCGCATTACACGATAGTTGGCAGAACCACGTCTGAAATAAACCTGACTGCCATAGACTGAGCGTAGATTGTAATACGCACTTCTTACTAGTTCTTTGGTTAATACCTTGCCAGTGGATGAATAAACACCCATCTGCTGTAACATCATAGCTGCATCGGCAAAGTTAGGTGTGGTTAATTCAGTGAAGTCTTTGGTACACTTCTTAACCACATTCCATATAGCTTTGTTGCAAGGTTTCTCAGCAGCCTCTTTCTTGCGCTTTTCCGATGCCGCCTTCTGTGCATTTGATAAGTCGCACTTTCTAGGTCTGCCTAATTTCTTAACGACCTTACCAGACTTTGAGATAAATTCTCCGTCTTGTGCCAACTTCTGCTTGCGTACTTCCAATGCGCTCTGTGTTCGTTCCTGTATGAGTTCACGTTCCATCTGTGCCGAAAACGAAAAAGCGAATAACAACATTTCGTCAATCGCTTTCAGATGGCTGCAATCAAGGTCAATGCCCATCTGCACAATTACCAAGCGCACGCCACGTGGTTTCAATTCGTCATTTACAAACTTGTTGATGTCGCTCATTGAACGACCGATACGGCTGACCTCTGACACAATAAGTATATCACCCTTATCAAGCATCGGCAACACTACCTTACCAAGGTTTCTATCCTTATAAGATACCTTACCAGATACTCCTTCCTCCTTCACTTCGTGAGTAGCTTTCAGATTGTGACAATTCAACCATTCGTTGATTGTTCTTTCTTGCTGCTCCAATGTCTGCTTTTCAGTAGAGACACGACTGTATATTATTACTTTCTGCTTTGGCTCATCATCATCGGTCATGTTTGCCTTTGCGTTGCAGCTTTTGTCCGAACGGCAAAGGTAGTGACCTTCTGCCATCATGCAGTAAGGGCAATCCTTACATCCGATGTTCACGATGTCGTATTTTACAGATGCGCCACCTTCATTCTTGATTTCTATTGTCTTCATTTCTCCTATCTCCTATCCTATCTCTTATTACTTAAAACGTTACTTTCTGTTATTTATTATCCACGATAATAGAATGATACATGAAAATCGCTACTTTTACGCTCTCGGTCATTCTCAATCACCCCAAACATATAAGTATCAATCACGTAATCTACATCATTGTTCTTATCATGTTCAATTCTCTTTACCCATTCCTCAACAACATCAGGACACCAAGCATCGCCAAGGAATCTAACCAGCAATTTGTTATCGTTTTCCTGTCGTACCAATATTGGCTCGTTTCCGACAAATCCAACCATTTCTGTATTGTCTTTGTTCCAAGAATATTGTCCATCATTGAACAAATCTCTTACCAACTCATCAAGACAAAGGTCTTTGTCATTGATAGGGCAATGAGCAGCATTCTTAATCTCCATAGTCTTTAATATATTAATAAACATTACAATAAGCGTCATATATTGGCAATGATGTGAACTTGCGCAAATAAGATGCAATCTGTTTCACTCTCAGCATATTTACAAAGCTGCTCATAAATGAGTTCCAATTGATACAGATGTATTTATCTGTAATCTCTACCCATATATCTTCGTTGTCGATACATTTATATTTGAGATATAATGTATCAATCACTTCTTTGATAGTCTTTTTCTTCATAGTCTTACTTCAATTCTTGTTCTACAATATCGAAATTATCCCACGTCTCACCTTCGTTATCCGAGATGTGATAGAATGAGCCTGATACGCTGATTTGGAAATCATCACAATCCAATGAATGCTTATAGCTTTCCAATGTGTTCAGACCTTTGCCTTCCATCGCTTTTCTAGCCTTGTCTATGGTTGAGAATACTTCTGCATCAACCTCAACTGCCTCACCCAATCCATGTTGGTATGAAGTGATAACTACATATACTTTCATAACTTAACCCTTTCTACTATTTTGAAGTGATTATTCTTATAAAATCTAACAATATATCTAAGTTTGATTTGGTTAGATAGAAATATTCAAATGTACCTAAACCCCATATACTTTCAGATGTATATTCTGCATGTATATCCATATAAGCAGGTGATACATGAGGGAACTTAAAGCAAGGAATATTCTGATGCTCACGAAACTCTATTTCCTCTGTGATAACATACCCACGAATGAAGAATATAGTACTAAGTTCTGTTTTTGCATCATCAACGTAAGTTGCTCCTACATTAAAACTAGATAAATTGCACCTACCGATATTCTGCTTAATATATTCCAGTGCCTCTTTTTTTGTTATTGTATTTTCCATTTCTGTTTATTAAATTACACCGATAATATTAATCGGTTCTTCAATACTCGCCACCAATGCAGCATTATTATTATCTGTAGTAAGGTTATCAACATCTAAGTAAATAACCTCTGGTAATGAAGTCTGTTTCATATTGATTAATGTTTGAAATTTGTTTCGATAAACATTATTTGATGAATATCCAAGACGATAGTATCTTTAAGAAATGAGTCGTTAATTATAAGTAGCTCATTCGTTCCGTCTACTCTATACTTGCAATTATTGAAGTCTATATGAAAACGGACATCAGGGATTGCAATATGAATTACCTTACTTTCTGCTTTGGCTACCTTGATAGCCTTTCTTAATTGATTTACGTTCATTTTACGATGTATTAAAGTTTGTATATGTTATTAATTCACTCATTCTTTTGCTCCGTGGAGGTGGCAAAGGTAGTGTGTGTACTACTTTGCCAACACCACATAAGCAATCGCCTACAGCTGTAGGAAACGGCTTGTTTGCTGCAATATCCAACCGCATATTGTCCGGTGGAATATCCAAGCATGAAGGAACACCGATAGAGATAGCCACAACCTTTGCGGTTGATACTATTTCTTTGCGCTCTGAGACGTTTTCATTTGCCAATGGTGTAATTGTCCGCTCGGTGCATTTCTCGCTCGCTTGATGCTCGTTTGGCACGCTATCCAATGTATCATCAGATACTGTAATCTCTTCCTTGCTTGATACCAATGATTTCTTTTGCTGCTCCTTAAATAGCTTTTCCAATTTTACACCATCCTTAAAGAAGAAAGCGCATCCACGATAGGAATTACTCTTTGTTCGCTTATCATCGGGCATAAACTCTTTGCAGAATCCCGACAAAGTGAACAGTTCGCCACAAAATGATACCTTATTGTCTTCTGCTGCAATAACCTCTGTGCCATCAATGAAGGTAAGTGCATCGCCTACATTTACACCAACTGCATCAAAGCTAAACTTATTGCTAGTCTTATCCAATGATACTACCTTTGCAGGTGCATTCGTTTGCTCTGTTTTCTTCTCTGTAGCGCATTCTTTTTCCTCAGTTGTAATATTATCCACCTTTGCAGGAATAGCGTCTTCTGTAGGCTTATTTGCACGCTCTTCCAATACGTCTATATCAAATGGAACGTATCTAGTATCTATAGAATAACCTCTATCCTCATATACGGCTGGCATAAGCAAATAGATATTACCAAGACTATTTGTTGCAACTGCTGCATGAGAAGAAGACATACCGAGATATAAGGTATCAACACTATTGAAAGCAACAATAGACTTAATCATAAATGATACATCATCAATGGTATGCTGCAATTTGTTTTCGATAGCCAAATCACGTTTGCAATCATCATAAGATAGTGTAATCTTACTTTCTCCAGATAAGCCGTGCAAACTAATAGTATTTGCACCATCTTTCTTTGCAACCTTACAGAATTTCTTTATCTCATTCCAAGCGTTTTTGTCAAAGTGCAAAGCGAGTTCATTTGATACCTTTGGAAAAACACTCTTCCAATTTGGGTATCTGCCAATGTAGCCGATATTGGAAACAATACCATCAAACTCTAATTTGTTGCATTCCTTACCATTTACACTTTCCTTTGTGGCTGTAACACTATAGACTTCTCCCTTCTTCATTTTCTTGCACATCAAAGCAAATTTCTTTGGGTTGATATAGAAGTTTGATAAATCTCCCGAATGTTCCAATACCTTTGCAGGAAAAGAAAGCAATTTGTGCCCATCGCTTGCAACCAAACAATTATTAGCTGCATCCAATATGATATAGTTCATAACAGGGCGCAACTCATCATCGGCAACAAATTTGCAAAGCTCGCTCATTCCTTTGCTTACTTCAAAGGTAGCCTTTCCCAATAATTCGCCCGACTCTTCAAATACAAATTGCCTTGCATTTCTGCCAACACTCGCTAGCTTTTCAAAGACTGAAACAAAATAGAAGATATTCTTCAAAGGAAAACTGCAAGTATATGTACCAACACTAACAGTTACCTTTTCGTCTTCATTTTGCTCATTACTAAAATTGAACTCCTTATTTAACATATTAGCAATCTCGCTTGCAGTATATGAGCCGTAATCGGCTACCTTTGCCATTTTCTCCCATACTGCAAAAGCTATCTCATACAACTTGTTTAAGATAGCCAAATTCATTTCTTTGTCACTCATATTAGTTACTATTAAATATACATATCCAATTCCTTTTCCAATTCTTCTTTGTTGCAATCAGGAAACCAACTGCAAATGGCATCAATTGCCCACATATAGGAATTTGCTCCATCATCAAACAATATCCAAAACATTTCAGTGTATTTGCTAAAATTACGATTAATATTGTGCTCTTTGTACCATTTAATGGTACGTTCATATTCGGCTACCAATTCATTTTTGGTAAGCATTCTAATTTCTTCTGTAGTCATAATCCAATTGTTAAAAGTTACACTTCGTAAAATTGCCCATAATATTTTCCCCAAGCTACCAAAGACAATCGCACACCACCATTTTCAATCGGTGATACGCTTATCTTTTCACGCTTGATACGTTTCAGACGTTTATCAAACTTGCAATAAAAGCGAATAAATCTATCTTTCAACTCGCTTTCTTTTTGCTCGCTTACATGTTCCAAGTGAAGGCTATTATATTCAGCCTCTAGCCAACTCTTTATATTTTCTACATTTGCATTTTCTATCATATCCAAGTTGTTTAAAGTTCATTATATAATATAGTCTTCATACTTTTCTTATCTCTCCATGCACCACCATAATAGGTATATTCATTTAAGAGATTTCGTAAATAGAACAAAGACAACTTAACTACATTTGTGCGTACAAAAGAATAACCTGCAAATTCCAAAGTGTAACTTATCAAAGTGTTATTCTCATATCCACCGCCAGCAGGGATAAAAGCAAAGTTACCAAATATTTGCTCATATCCAGACTTTAATACCGCAAATTTCTCTTCGATAGTCTGATATAAAGTTAGTGATACGAAATTGTGTGTAAAAGCATATTCTTTCACACTATCAAAAATACGTTTGTCACTGAAAATATTTTCTCCAATATGAAGAGGGTTATTTGTGATAGTCTCACCAACTGAAAATAAGCTATCAATAGCAATTTTCTCATTTAACGCTTTCAAGTCTTTTTCAGACTTAACATATAAACGGTACTTTTTCATTTCCTTTTCTCCTATCTTTATTTGTGCCGTGCCAAATCTCGCTTTTGGAGGTAGTCTCTAACTACTCACGGCTATAGTAACTTTTAAGCAATATCAAACTCTTTCATACATTCATTAAAACCAAATTCTTTTTGTGCTGCCATCTTTACAGCCACATAAGCCATTTGCCTTCCTGTAAGGTTGCAAAGTACATAAGAGGTTGCAATCTCTTTAAAATACTCTTCATATTGTTTTCCGTCATAATTAGGTACTCCAATACGTTTCAGTTCATTTGTGTAGTTATTATATTTATTCATATCTTTCTATTTTTAGCCGTTTATTTACTCTATATAGCCTTATCTTTTCCCACTTGATAAGTGTACCAAAGGGAAAAGATAAGGGCACACACTCTATTATTTAACCCTCAAATTTGGAGATAGTACTAGTTATTTCGCTAACAACTTGCAGCAGATTATCTAAATATAAGGTATCATAAACCAAAGTATTTTTGAATGTAAAATGCAATTCAAACTCATTTGTTTCTTCGTGCCAAATATCAAAGCGCACACCACCTTTTAAACACTCGCAAAAAGTATTGTTACTAACAATTTCATCATTACATGTAATTTGTTCGCTAACTACATTTGCAGTAATACCCAAAGCACGGAGTATTAATGCTAATTTCTTTAAATCTTTCATATTGCTAATTATTTAATGTTACTTTGTGGTGCAAACTGAATCGAACAGTCTAGAGATACCGGCTATCTTTGCACCTATCCAATATGTTTTATGATATTGTCTTTTTGCCGTAATAACGCAAATTAAGCATTTCCTTTTGGCTAGTAAGTTTGCAGCCACACAATTTATTATTTGTGCTGTAGTCTGCACCAAGCGCACGCAAACGGCTGCTAGTTGTAGCCGTATTAAAACCACCATCGGAAAAATACACCTTGCCACGTACTTTTGCATATATATATGTATCATACAAGCGTACAAATACATTTGCACCCTTAACAATTACTTCTGTATTACTTTCTCTATAGTTAACTTTATTATTTATAGCGTTAACCATTCTTTGCTCTATCTTTCTCATTTTACTTGCGTTTTAAAAGGTTATTTACTCTTTTACGTACTTATTCCAATTGCGCCCTACAATAATGCCTAATACGTAAGATATAAGGGCGAAAACAAAAGGTATTGTTATATCCATATCCAATTAATCTTTAATGTTACAAATTTCCAGAGTTAATGATGTAGTATCTAAAGATGTTAGCCTATCAACCTTTGCAGTAACTTTCAATACTACCATATTACTAGAATTTTCAAGCACACAGAAAGAGTTTATAAATCCTTTGTGTACCATTTGAGTATGCTTTTCAAGAAGGCTACCTAAGCTAATATTTGCTTTTTTAGCCTCAACTTCAAAAGTGAATGCATCATTAAAGAACATTATATGGCGATAATTCGTACTTATCCATTTTGTATTTGTGTTCATACCTTATATTATTTGTACCTTTGCACCCACAAATAAGCGAGTGCAAAGGTTATTGTTATTACTTGTTTACTATCTCATTAATTTTGTTTGCCGTATCAATCAAAGAATAAGATTGTCCGACAAAGCCGCCGCCGTACCAATTAGCACGATAAACATGAAAGCCCAAATCATTTGCACGCTTTTTGGCAATTGCATACAATTGGCTTTGGCTTAAATTGTCGTTTCTCATTTCTTCGTCAGTAGTAAAAGCGAGAAAATGCACTACATATCGGGGATTTCCGAATATATCATTATTCACACGGCAAAAACCAATACCATTCACCACTTTATAACTATTTCTATAGCTTTCAATTTCTTTATTTGTCATATATAGCCCTCCAATTAGTTTAAGTTCAAATTATCCTTTGCAGTATTAATAATAGTACAAGCGAGATAAGCACAAGCCTGCTTTCTTTCTTTTTGAGTTGGCATTTCTCCATCATGCTTAAAATGATACTTTGCAGACTTGAAAACTAAATCTTTCAAAGTATCATTATTCATTAATCTAACAACACTAACAAATTTGTTAGCTTTCAGATATTCCTCAATAACCTTTGTTATTTCACACTTAACATCATAAAATTCACGTGTATTGTTTACGTACAATACCATTCTTTGTGCGTTCAAAGACAATTTTTCAAAAACTACCATAAGATAAATATTTAAAAGTTACTAATTAATTTGCTTATATCGGAAAAAACTAATAACTTTGCAACCGCTTAGAAGTAATCATAAGTTATTAGTTTTTCTTTTAACTTGATTCGCCCACTACTTTTTTAAGGTAGTGGGTTTTTCGTTTTAGTAATAACACTCTTCTGTTTTTGTTGCTTTCTTGATATTCCACACTTTTAATTGGGCATCAAATTCAAGAGTGAACAATGCAACAAAATCGCCATCTTCTAGAAATGTGCGAAACATACTACCTAATGAGTTATTTGTGCCAGATTTACGAATGCCAATTGTTAATGCGAATCCGTACTTTTTGCCGTTGCAGTTGGCAAACTCTTTCTTTATGGTATCAATATCTATCTTCATATCAGACTCAATAAATGAAGAGCCATATTGAACACTATAAACTGCTGCAAGTCCTTTTAAAAACTTTGCAACATCTGAAAATTTGCTTGTTGTAATCATATTGCTTTATTTTTTAGTTACTAATTTGTGGCTATCAATTAACCCGCCTAATTGCCAACGGCTGAGGTTTTCGCCTACATATAACAGTTACTTATTATTGTATTTGGTTTTCATTTATCATCTAATTTATTTCTGTACTCTAACTTTTCCTTACTCACTTTAAGATGTTTCAACGCTGAGAATAATAAGTAATAATGTAGCTACCTTCCGTATAATAGCCAAACCATTTTGAATTGTTACTACTGCAATTAGCATGCAGCCGCTTTTCCGTTTTTTAACCTTGACGGAAAACAACAAATCTAATAACCGATACACTATATAGTATCATCAACATATCACTCGATACGCTTTGTTAGCCTTTATCCGTATACCTTATATTTTGGTATTGTTGTTATCTAATATCTAATATGTTGTATTACACGTAATACGTTATATGATAAGATAGCAGCGCACAAATATATAAGATAGATTTTATTACGCTAAATGTAAATAAGCCAAAGAACACACAATATAGATATAACAGGATTTCTCTGCTTAGAAGTAATCTCGTTGTTTCTTGATTGCGATGCAAAGGTACGACAATTTTATGTATCTGCAAAACTTTTAGGCAAAAAATTACGCTTTTTCTCGCTTTTTCCTTAAATCTTTACACAAATTGCAATCTCCACCTTACAATATGATAGGTTAAATAGTGGTTATTGTGTGCTTTTATCTGTTTTGCCCTATCTTTGCACCTTTGCAGCCTCATAAAATTACCTTTGCAGCCGTTTTCTTATATGATAGTGTGTGCGCGTACCTTATATATAGGGAAAACATCTAAAACGCTTTTATTTGATGTTTGCAGCCGTTTTCCGTCTTAGATGTATGTTTGTACTATCTTTCGTTTTTGGTACGTTTGCAGCCGATTATTTGATACGTTTCTTTTATTTAGATTATTCTAAATAAGGTTTGATGTTTGGTTTTTCGCTCTGTTTGTACTCGCTTTCTTGTTGTCGTTTCTTATTTAGATTAATTCTAGACAGAAAACTTTTTGGAAATTTAGAGTTTTCTCAGCACCTTTGCAGAAACGTTCTATCTTTTTACTTTTTGTTTTCTCGCTTTTTCTCTTATTTTGGATAAATTACAGAAAACGAAAACAGAAACGAAAAAGCCGCTTTTTGTGGTGTTTTTGCCCGAAAACGTCCGTTTTTGTCGCAAATAATATATTGATTTTCAGTGATTTATACCTATATAGGGCAAATTGCACCCCACACCCCCGTTTTTGGCACTCGCAGTGTGAGTCAGCTCTCGTCCGAAAATTTTTTATTTTTTATTTTTTATTTTTTGTAAAATACTGTGATTTTAATAATTCAGCTTTTCTACCGAATTTTGAGCATTTTTGAGAATATCATATCTACTTTTCTTTTTGCATAAAGTTTCATAGTATCTACTTTTGCTTATTTCTGTGCGTCAGGTAGCGTTTTATGCAGCTTCGTGGTGTAGTTTATCACCAGATTATTTTGAACGTCTTAGAACGCGAATTTTGAGCTATTTTTATTTTTGCGGAAAAGTGAGACTGCTTTCTACTTTAAAGTTCGTTTTTGCTATATATGGATTGCAGTTTCGTGTGATATTGATATGGGGTTGATGCGAAGCCTTCTTCTTGGGGGATGAGTATATAGTTTACTATATACAGGGGGTTGACATCCCCCATTACGGCTGCGCGCGAGGGTACAATTACTTATTTACGTGTTATTATTATATGGGAAAGAGTTCAAATGTTAAATTTTCAATATGAAAAATCTGATTTATGCGGATAACATATATTTAATTGGGGATATGGGGAAAATGGTACAAATTTGCAATTTGTTAAACTATGTAAAGTTCGTTTTTGGCTTGATTTTTTGGCGTATATTTGCAGCATAAATGTTTGATTTACGAATTACCGACTTTGGAATATGGCAGAAAAGAAATTCTACATACAGCGTTACTTGAAGTCCGAGCAGGGAGCTTGGAAGGCAGACGGATTGCGTAAGAGTCTGGAGGATGATTTTGGCGGCGGTTCTGTCCGCTACAAGTCATTGGAAGGATTGAACTCCAAGGGTAAGCAGAAGGGCGTATATACCGAGAGCTATCCTGAGAATGACGCATTGAGAGTGTTCGTTGACCCGAATGCTAGACATGAGAGCACCAACGCTACGTTGTCAGTCTGCGTGTTCGGGTATGATGTTGACGGAACTACTGAGCTTTCCGTTACTGAGCAGATAAAAGCTGCCGAGAAAGCATGGGATAGTCTGTATGCTTACTTGGAGGGTTCGCTTATCCTGTGGTATGACGATTACAGACAGAAGAAAGCGTTGTTTTTGGTGCAGGATGCTACAGAGCCATCAACGGATAACATCAAGAACATTCCGTATCTGCTTTGTTCGGTAAAGTTGGTAAACGTCTTCGGTCAGTCGTTTGATGGTGACAGTACCACGATTGAAGATTGGTTGAAGAATGGCGGAAAATAGAAACGACAGCATCCGCAAGGCGGTAGGACGTGTCTTTTAGATACAAGTCTAGGCAAACAGAAGGTTCGAGTTCCTTCTACGGTCGGTGGATGCTTTAAAATATATGCGAATTATGAACAAATACAAGACATCAATTGAGGTCAAGGGCGAAAACATCAAGGCATTGTTCGACTGCCCTATCGTTACAGACATCAAGAAAGCAACCGATGCGGTCGATGATGGTTTGGACGTTACCGATATGCTTTACAGCGTTACTGCCGTCAATATGGCAGGTGCTCACAAGCAGGTGAAGCGCGGTTCTGTATTGGCGCAAGACGTTTGCGGTCATTGGGAGATTATGACTGCCGATGAATGGGAGTTGAGGAAAGACGATACCATTAGCGATGGTTCTTCCGAGGGGTTGTAATCATTTAAAAGTTGAGAATATATGCGAATAAAGGAAGAATCACTTGACAGGGCGTTAGAAGCGGCATCGTTGCAGACGAAGGGATTGCCGAAACGCTACACGGATGGTAAAGACCCATTCTGGATAATGGCTGTTGTGCTTGTTCAGAAGCGCAATTTGGAGGAATGCTACTGCATTTATCAGCAGAATGCGGACAAATACATGAAGCTTTTGCAAGACTTCGGCACACCGAGTCCTATCATGTCTATCAAGAGCATTCATCCTCATATGTATCTTGATGAGGCTCAGTTTTTGCCGAGCGGATGCATTGAAGCAAAGAAGAACTTTCTGAAAAACGAGCTTGGTGAAGACCCTAGGGCTTATGAGGTCGATGAAATGACAGAATCTGACGTTAATCACGCGTTATTGGAGATTGCCATTGACAAACAGATGAGAGCTGATGAGGAAAACAAGAAAATCAACGTACTCAATGAGGGAAGCGATTTGGACGGAACGAGATTTGAGGACATTGAACGTCAGAAGTTCGAGTTTGAGTTGGCAGAAATGAGGAAAGATGGATGCTCCAAGAAAGAAATTAAAGAGTTCATTGACGAGTATAATGCCAGTCATAAGCAGAAAGTTGACGATGAGCCATACATTTCAGAGGAAGACCGCATTCATCAGGAAATGGAATCAAAGGACGTTGAGAAAATTCCCGAATGCAGTATTGAAGGTGAGTTTGATGCACCTGAGATAGACTATGATAAGCTTCATGAGGAATCAGAGGCGTTCAAGAAAGAACAGTTAAAAGTTGCCAAGCGCAAGTGGAAGCGCGCCTATGATGCCGATTCAGAGAAGCGTGACGGAAGAGAGTTCGAGAACGAATTTGGCGAAGATGAGGAATGTGAGACGTTGCAGTTACCGAATAAAGAAGCCGTTCCTGTAAAGCGAAAGCCAGGCAGACCTAAGAAATCGTCATTGGATTACACTGCTAGCAAGCGCGACACGACAAAGAAACGCGGTCGCAAACCATCATCAACTAAAAAATAACAGATTATGACTAAATCAGAGCTTTTGAATAACGTGTTCTTTGAGAATGCAAAAGGTGATTTACCTATCATATATATAACATCGGATGATGATGTGGTAAAGGTCGGCGGCATTATCAATGCACCTATGGTTGGCAGAATTTATTTTAGTGAGGTTAAGAAAACCATCACGAAGGATGAATTGCTTGCCAACAAAGAGTTCATTTGCGCAAGTGATGATTCTGAAATTTTTATTGATTTCGGTGGTTACAGACGCGAGACGCTTGATTGCTATATCGCGATTGATGATAGTTGCATTAATATCATTGAGCTATGAGGAATAACCATCACAATCCTAATAAAGTACCGCCGTTCAAACCAGACCCCGAACATTGGACTAAGAAGGTTCACTCTTGGAAGGCGAAGGTTGCATACGAGACTGAGGATGATGCTTGGGAGTTTCTGAATCAGATTCCGAGGTTGAAGGCACTTGGTTGGCATCCTTACTTATGTAAGGTTTGCTCAAAGTGGCATATTGGTAGATTACATAATAAATAGTTGAGAATATGAAGAAGTTTAAGAAGTCGATAGAGATTAGCACAGAGAATATTTCAGATGTTCTTCAAGTGCCTATTGTTACTAGTGTATACAAGACCAAGTTCTTTAAAAATCCGTTTATAGAAGGTCGTAGTAATCCTTATGATGCTTTAGTAGTGATGTTTGTTCATGTTGAAGGTATTAAAAACGATTTATGTACTAATCAAGGAGACGTTCTTGCTCTAGACATTTGTGATAATTGGTATGTCTTTTCAAAAGCAGTGTGGGAGAAACATAAAAACGATGAGGTATGAAGAAGAAAGGATATTACGAATATGGAAACGGAATCTACCCTTTGAAGCTTTTGGTACACATCGGTAAAGACCTGAAAGAGCTGATAGATTCCTGTTTTGACAAATGCAAGGCTCCCGATATTGATTACGGCGGCGTTACGTATTCCGATGCTGTCAGAAAGAGCGACAGAAGGCGAGGCGTTCTTGTGTCGTTTCCGTGTCAGAAGGTTATGTCGATGAACTATTGCTGCCATGAAGCTTCTCACGTCTGCGATGCCATCGAGGAATATACTGACTTAGAACACGGCGGCGAGCCTTCTGCCTACTTGATGGGTTGGATTGCGTCTTGCATCAACAAGGCTCGTTTGGGTATTGGAGATTTCGTTGAACTAAAAGATAAGGAGAAATAGCTTATGAAACCGATTATTGTAATTGACCTTCCTTTGGGAATGGGAATTGATAGAGAAATCACAGAGCCTTATGGCTATGGTTTATTCTGTGGAGATGAAAATATCGAAGTTCAGTGGAAGAAACTAGAAGAACTTCGAAAAACTGGTGGCGTTATTGTTGTTCAACCAAGCAATAATAGTACGGTTCGCGAAATTCTTAATCCTTATATTGGTGAGGATGGATTTATCAAGGAATGTGGTTTACGAAAGGTTCACACAAAAGAACATGGTGATTTCTGTATTATCCTTTATCACAATCCATCAGAGGTTATGGCTCTTAGAGCGTTTTATTATAATAGTAACAAGAAATAGCTTATGATTAAGAAAGAAGATATTAAGGTAGGGCTGCGATTTTATATCACAAAAAATGATTGCTTAAAATGCAATTTTGACCCGATAGGTATTCAGAGTGGCAGCACCCCTATTCTGTTCAATGCCGAGAGAAATGATGCTGATGTTTATATATGTACATCTGTTAGCACAGATTACAAATATGTCGCTCGTTTTCGCGAGGAAGATATTATGATGTTTGGTACAAAGTTCGATATAGTAACGAAAGGTGAAGGAGAATCTGCAAACAAAAAGACGGAGCAAGTATCTCACCCATCCCATTACGCTTGGTTGAAGGATTTGTGCGGTGTTGAGCCTTTGGATATTTGCAGACATCTTGACTTCAATACAGGGAACGCTATCAAGTATCTCTTGCGCAAGGATAAGGTGGATGGCAACAAAACAAAGACCGAGAAGCGCATTGAGGACTTGCGTAAGGCGGTATTTTATATCCAAGACGAAATAAAATTATTGGAGCATGGCACAGACTAAATACACTTGTAAGGATTGCGTATTGTTGAATGATGAAGATTCTGAGTTCCCATATTGCTTGGGCAAAGACTTATATACAGACGCAAATCCTGACGATGATGCTTGCGGAGATATTATTCCGCTGGTATATACTTGCAAGGATTGTTTCTTCTTCAAGGATGGGGTTTGCAATGACCCTAATGAGATTAGGTTTACTTCTGAGGAGAATCCATCTTGCATTAGTTTCGAGTACAAAACGATTGTAGAACAAAAATAAATATATAGTTATGGCTAGAATTGCAAAAAAGAAGACTGTTGACAACAATGCAGGTTTGCTTAAAGTTGTTGTCGGAATCAACAGAAAAGATGTTGAAAGCGTTACCGACTTCGGTCATTTCTTCATCGTAATTTTGAAGGATTGTGCTATTTTCCACACACATATTGGATTTGAAGCACGTTTTAAGCGTTGGGGCGGTGTTGATATGGAAGGACACGCGCTTACCACTACAACATTCGCGTGGCTTGAGAATCTTGTCGCGATGAAGAACGAAGTAAAGGGAAAAGAAAATGATATTTTCCCTGAGACAGATGTTACTTATCAGGATATGCTTGATAGTATGGTTATCATCACAGAAGCCAACATTACTCATCCGATTACAGCGTTCACTGATGCAGATGATGCTGCAAAATTTGCAAAAGAAAAATTTGATTACATCGGTCGTATGCAGAAAGAGTTGGAAACTGTAATGAACACTCCAGTTTCCGAAGAGACAGAGGAAGACTTGAAGAAGAACTTTGAGCACGGTCAGCAGGCAATATTGGCAGAGCAAGCAGCCGAGGCTCTTAATCAAGGAAAGGAATAGCTTATGTATAATGAATGGTATATAGAACTGAAATACGGACTATTCCGAGATTACAGGATTGTAAGGATGTGTGATGCTAACGGAGTGAAACGAGACGGTATCTTTATACCATTCATTCAGAACGGAATCAAATGGGATGGTGTAAAGGTTAAGAATCCTGTTCAGTATCTAAAGCCGATTTGGGCTGCCGCCGATGGTTCTAGATTACACAAGTTAGTTCCCATGGTTTCTGTGGATTTTAGACAGAAAATGGAAGATGCAGGTGTTTTATCACCAGATGATAAATACCCTTGTGATACGGTAGGTTACGTTTATAAAGATAAAAATAAGATATAACGGCTATGATATACTTAGGTAATGATACAATGGATAAGGTAGAGCGGATGGTTTGCGAACAAGTGAACACGGCTATGAGTACTGAGGAAAAGGAAGGAGTGAATGCAGATGATTTATATGTCGGCAATACTAACATTCCTTTTGCGAGAGCGGTAGCAAGAAACTTTGTTCTTGACGTTCTACACAATCGGTATGGTTTTTCCTATGCCGTTATTGCACAGCGCGCGGACATCAACGAGAAATCTGCTATGCGATGTGTCCGCAAGTGCCACGAGCTTGTCGGGTACGATAAAACCTATGCGTATGTGAACACTTTAATTAACGATAGATTGAGAGAATGGTATGGGGAATAGCAATGAATTATTGACGTTGAAGCGAAATGCCCTAAGATTGGGATTGTGCGGAGAATATAAAGGGAAATGGGATTCTGCCGCGAGTAAGCGAGAATTGGTAAATATGGCTCTTGATTCAAACGGAATTGAGTTTATGGCTGATTCTATTGCTTTCGGATGGGGATTGTCAAAAGAGTACCTTTTGAAAGAGTTTGGTGAGTTTGCTAATGGATTCTACCAATGTAATGAGCACGGATATACTAGCGAAATGTATATAGGTGCTCATGGAGTTATCAAGGCGCGCTCTACGATTATTCTTGTCGCGTACTGCAAGGATTTGGAAATTGAAGTTCCTGAAAATATGGTTACTCGCATTTATGTGTGCGGAAAGAGTGAAGTTCGCATCGAATGCAAAGGAAAATGTGACCTTATAGAGTACGGAGAGGATAATGATGTTAAAATCATTGGCTACGATGATGTAAATATGACGTTAGGGCACGTTTACACATCAGAGTGGAATAGTTGTAAGGACGAACAAAAATAACGTCTTACAGCTCATTTAAATAGCAAAGTTTGGTAAAAATATTTATATTATTTTCTTGTTTACAGAGTGTACGGCGGTACAACACAGACATAAAGTGTAATTTTACTTTTATATTAGTTAAGGTTTAGTTAGATTTATGTTGATTAAAAAGGGCAAGTTCAGTTGTGAAACCGAGCTTGCCCTAATTTTATATATAGAACACAGAAAACTAATTCATAAATACCTTGATACCATTTCTTCCTTGCTTGTGACCGCCCTTTACACAGCTAGCCAAGGTGTCGCGAATATCAGTAAGTATTGTTGTCTGCAATCTCAACTCAATGAGTACAGGACTGCTTGAAGTGTCTTGTGTTATCGCGTTGATACTATTGCCGAGCTTCTCTAACAGAGTGTCGCGAATGATACGGACATCTGCTTGTTGAGTGGCTACATAATATCGTAGGCTGTTGAGTATCGACTCCAACGCTTGTGCTGTTGATTCTGTAACAGACTGAATACCTTGCTGCAAAGCAGAGATATTTGAACTGCCAGCAGGTTTGACGTTGAGAACATCCATCAAGTTCTTTGCATACTCATTGAATAATGCAAGATTCTTGTCTTTCAGCTCCTTGATACCTTCAAGTTCTTTCTTGGTAACGTCAAGACCATTGTTTCCACCTTCGCTTTCCTCAGATACCGCTTTGTCGAATGCTTCAAGGATAGGCTGAATGTATTTTGAAGTAGCTCTATTCATTAACTGCTTGGTGAGCATTGTATTGAAATACTCGTCAAACTTATTGTTGAGTGCTTCGAGTGCATCACTACCTTCATTGAAAGCATCTACCCACGCTTCCGAGAAAGCTTCAGCAGCAGATTTATAGTTAGACTGAGAACCGAAACCGCCAAGTGCTTCCGTCATAGACTCACCTAATTCTTTGATTGTAGTGTTCAAATCATCAATTTGCTGTTCCCATTCTTGAATCTTACCTTCATCGGGCTTCTTGCGACCGCGCTCTGCATTAATCATTGCTTGGTACGCCTTCTGCTGTTTTTTAAGTGCATCGACCGATTTTTGGTTGTATTCGTAGAGCTTTTGCGTATCAAAGGCATCGTCCATACTCTTTTTAAGCTTTTCGTAAGCGTGTTGCAAGGAATTTACAGCGCGTTCTTGGCGTGCAATTTCCTTATCAATCTTTCCTTCGTTGCTAAAGAGTTTAGCTAAGCCAGTAAGCGCGCCCATTGCGCCCGATACGACACCTGCATAGTTTCCGCTATAATACGAACCGATTGCTTGACCGATATTGTCAACGACACTAAGAGTGTTTTCGAGTTGTTCATCTGAACCGCCCAAAGCCTCAAACAATCCATTGAATGCTGTTGCCATCGTAGATACAACACTCGTAATATCCGTCACGGATTTTGAGAACTTAGCTTTTGCCTGCTCTTCCTCAGTCATAATCGTTCCGAGCTTTGTAATCTGCTCATCGGTGATGTTTAACTGAGATTTCAAAGAATCACGAATGCTTTTGTTGGTTGCTAACTTCAACTTTAAGGTTGTAACAACGCTTTCGTTCGCATCCTTATTCTTTGTCAGTTCGTTATATTCCTGTTCCAAAGACTCAACATAAGCATTTTGGTTCTGCAATTTGCTCGTCAAATCTGCTCTAAGTCCGTTAAGCTCTACGTATTTATCCACGCCGCCAGACTCCTTTAAGTCTTTGTTTGCCTTAATCATTTCTTTAAGTCCGCTAGTGAAAGCCTTGAAAGGATTGCGTGAATTGCGAACTTCATTGACCTTATTAATCTGTTCTGCAATAGTCTTCAACTCTGTTGGGTCTAGGTCTCTAAGCTCTGTACGCAACTGTTGCAGTCTTTCTGCCATCGCATCAAGTGCCTTAGAAGAAACTTGGTCTAGATTATCAAACAGACGAACATACATGTCGCTATTTTTGAAATCTTTCCAAGTATTTTCACCAGTCTTCTTTTTGTAGTCCAAGTCAATATTATCAAGTAATTTCTTCTGAGTTTCAGGGTCAGAGAAATTCTTCATTATTGCTGTTCTATCCGCGATATATTTTCTATCAAGCTGCAACTGGTCTGACAGGCGTTGCTTATACTCATTGAAGAGTTTTTGAGCAGTATCTGTCGTGTCTTGCTCGATTTTTTGATTGAGCTTTTGTATCTGGTTGAGATATTCTTTTTCAACATCACTACCAGCAAACTTTTTCTTTATGACATCTGCGGTATTCTCCAAATCAGAGTTGTATTGCTGAATAACCTTATCGCCCCATTTTGTGAAATCTTTACCATAATGAGTTTCGTAATCTTTGATGATATACTTATTAAACTCGTTATTTATGTCTTCCTGTACTTCATCAAACGACTTCGTAAGGTCTCCAAACATAGACTTAATAAGCTCATCAGACATACCCTCATCTTTCAGTTTTTTGTACAAGTCCATCTGAGAGAATGCATCATTGACATTTCTAGATATATCATCCTTTAATTTGTTGTATTCCTTCTCAGAAACTTTCAAATCAATGTCTGCCGAAATGCGGAATGCGTTACCTCGCTTTGTCAATTCCTTGTACTGAGAGCCAATCTCACGAATGCGTTTTGCCACAGATGCATCGTCTGGCAGAATATCAGAAGCTTTCCATCCTACATTTTGCGCAGCCTCTTTAAAATACTTACGAGTAGCAGATAATGCGGTTTCTTTTGATTCCGTCTTAATCAACTCGTTGTATTTAGAGTTCATATCCTTTAACAGGGAAATGCGCTCTTGCAAGATGTCTCTTTGTGCCTTATCTTGCTTGATTCTATTTTTTTTAGCATCAACTTCGAAAGGGTTAACACCCAAAGCTAAGGCTTTCTGAGTCGCGGCTTGCTTCAATTCCTTAACCTTGGCTTTCACCTTGGCTACAGAAATTACCATTTGATTTGCTCCAATTTCACCAGCCTTGAATATCTTTCGGATAGTATCATCAACTGTTATTGTAGGCGAGTTTTTGCCAACAGCAGCGAGTCTCTTTTCAACTTCTTTCCAAGATTTTGCAGCCTTTGCTGCTTGGTCTCCTTTCCCAAGAAAACCTTCAAAAGCCTTATCGTCATCAATTTCTTTGACAACGAGGCTAATGCCATACTTTTTCTTTGCAAAGAAATCATTGATATAATCATCAACCCAAGATACTTGCTTCTCCATATTGGCTCTATCAATATACACATTGATGCCAAAGTGCCTATAAGCAAGGTCTCTCTCGTATTGACTCCAATCGCGCTCGGCTGCAATTCTGTCAATTACGCCCTGTATCTTTATAGGGTTATTGCTATATTTTTTTCTAAGGTCTCCAAATACTGCATCAAATTCGCTGTTCAATTCTTGCGCCTTATCTTGCACGCTGTTCATTGCACGGATAAGGTCATTGAAATCTGCTTGCGAAGTACCAATAAAGGATGGCATTTTATAGTCACTGCCGCCTTGTGCTATGTTGATTTTCTTTATCAACTCATACATACGTGTCATATAGTCAATGTTGGATTCGTTATCCTTTTGACCTGCACGTATCTCATCAAAGTATTTCTTCGTGGTCGAAGTGGCTTGTTTGTAGTTCGCGTTAATGTTTGCTACAACTCTCTCCATTTGCGAAGACTTTGCGAGAGCATCAATCACGGCATCCTTGTAATCGTTCGCATCATCATCAAGTCCATCAGTAAACCAAGTGTTTTTTGCATCATTCTTGGCGTAATTTCTTCTGATAACCTCAATGCTATCAATGAAATCTTTATACTCTTTTTCAACCTTACTGAAAGTAGCGTTAAGTTGGTTTGCATCGAGACTATCTACATTGATTTTAAAAGTCAGTCCGTCTTTTGATGCGGCATCAATAAGCTTTTGTAACGTTGTACGTCTATCTTCGACATTCTTTTCTAAATCCTTTCCTTCTAATTTGCCATTTGCATTTGTGGCTGCATTTGCTAGTTCGTTGTACGTTCCAGCCAAAGCACCTATTGCACCCTTTGCCTTTATGGTTTCTTCTTCGGCTTTACGTACATTTTCGTTGTACTTGGAAATCTTATCATAAACAGTAGTTATTACTTCTGCTACAGCGTAAATTGCAAGACCTACGCCTATACCTGATAATGAACTTTTAACGAGACCGCCAAAATCTTTGAGAGCTTTTTTCATTCCGTTCAAGGAGTTTACGAAAAGAGCCTTGTATCTCACGATACCTGTACCAGATGCTTGCGAAAAAGCTTGTCCGATACTAGTCTTGGCAAACGTAGAGTTAACCTTTAGAGCAATAAGAATAGGTATAAGAGCCTTTCCTATCTCTGCAAGAGCCTTCCAATTATAAAGCATAGAAGTTCCCCAGCTTACCATTCCCTTCATTGTGCCCTCATTAGCCTTGCCAATATCATTGAGCATTATATCGAAGGCATCCTTCAAGTTGGAAATCTTACCTTGGAGAGTTTCAGCCTGAATCTCTTGCATATTATAGAATGTTCCACCCTTATCGGTTATGCGTTGGAATATTGCCTCAACATCCTCAAATGTAACCTTGCGCTTGGAAATCATATCAACAATCTGCGCGGTCGTGTACGCTTCTCCCTTAACTTCCTTGAAGTATTGTTGCAGCTCGCCATACATATTAATACCAGCCTCGGTAAACTGACGAACCTCAGAACCGCGAAGGTATGCAGCAGCCTTGACTTGTCCGTATGCAAGGATAAGTCTTCCCATATCAACGCCAAGACCTGCTGAAACATCGGCAAGTCGCTTGGTTGTATCATAAAGTTTATCAGACTCAATTCGGTAAGCGGAAAGTTGTCGTGTGTAATCCACCAAGTCCTTGATACGGAAAGGTGATTTAACGGCAAGTTCTACTGTCTTGTTGAAAATCTCGTCTGCCTTTGGCTTGTTCTGTAAGATAGCTTCGAGTGAACGCTCTGAAAGTTCAAATTGACCTCTGACTTCTGCTATTTGTTCAACAAAAGATTTTGCTGCACCAAATGAGAATACAACTGCTGTTTGCTGGGCAAGACGTGATAAATATCCTGCAATGTATGACGTTTGCTCGCCTAAACTCTTTGCATTCACACCGGCTTCTTTGAGAACTTTAGAGTGCTGTTTGATAGCCTCGTTTACAGAAGCAAGGTTTTGCTTGTAGTTCTTATCTGTAGTATTGAGGCTAAGACGAGCTTGTTGTAATTCCTTGATGGCAGCAATATGGTCTCGCAAAGTTTTCGCACCATTTGTGTCTGCAATAACTGCATTAGTATTTGAGTAGAATGCGCTGCGCTGTTGCTTTAGCCAATCTTTCATATAGGCTTTTTCTTGGGCAGCACGGATTCTAGACGCATCTTTCTCTGCCTTTGCTGCTGCTTTGTCGGATGCTTCCTGCTCGCGTCTTGATGCTTTTTCTGATGCTTGCGCTTCTCTTTCCTTGTTCTTTAGCCAAGCATTAGCATCTTTTTGTCTTTGCCTTTCTTGTTGAGCGGATAATTTTTCTTGTTCCTTGTAATACTCTCGCATTGAAGCTAGAGTGTCCTTGGAACGCAAATTATCTAAAGAACCACTCTCTATATGATAGTTTTTTAAAGAATTTAGCAACTGAATCTGTTGGTTCAAAGCTTGATTGTTGGCAATGATTGCTTGTTGCTTTTCACGCAAGGATGCAATAAGTTGCTGATTACTTTCAAATTCCTTTTGATTTGCAGCGTAAGCTATCTTATCGTCTTTATAGACAATACCACCCTTTCCGTCTCGTATATTCTTTTGCACCATTTCGTATTGGCGCATAGACTGAGTAAGCTCTTGTTGTCTCTTGTTAGTTGCATCAATCTGTGATTGGATATTCTGCCAATCAGATACAGATTTAGAGAAATCAGCCGAATTGGTAGCTTTTCTTTGTGAAGCCACCATTCTATCTATATTTTCAGATGCTTGAATAATAACACCATTCATTTGGGAAACGTCTTTACTAGCCTTGCTCGCACCAATATTGGATAGACTACCAGACATTTTTGATGAAGCATTATTAATCGTACCAAGCTTTTGTATGATTTGGTCGAGCGCGCCGATAAAAACAGTAGTTGAACCTTGCATTGTACCAAAGGAGCTTTTTACAGATGATGCGGTCTGTTCTGCTGTCCTCTGTAATTGCTTCAATTTATCATCAGCCTCTTTGATTTTCTTCAATGCAGACTCTGGTATAAAAAGAGCACTGCCTAATGCTGAATCTGCCATAATTCAAAAGTTTAAGAGTTTATAAAATAGGTATTCCAAGGTCATTGAGATTTCGTAAATCCTCTGCACCATTGATAACCTTTGCATTCTTTAATTTGTCGTTCTCCTGATTTTTGTCTTTGTCTGACGAAATCTTCTCTAAATGAGTAAAATCCATAGACGCAAGGCGAATCTGCGGAATGGTCATTCTCCACTTATATTCTTCTTGCGAGCACCATGTGTTGGCACGTAAGAAATCTATCATTTGTCCGTATTCTGTTCGTGATGGGATAATTCGGTTGCTTGTTTCTTCCTCATCAGAGCTTGATTGCGGACGGTCTGAATCACATTGGTACTCGCGAAGAAAAAATCCACATCTAGCAAATTGAGAATCTCAACGAGTAATGTTGCCCAATCCTTGATGTCATAGTCTCCCCAAAGCAACTGGTCGTAAACTTGTTGGTATTCCTCAGAATCAATGCGTTTCTTGTCATTTAGCAAGGATAGTGTGATTACTCTTGCCACCGATGGAATGTTGATAGCAAACTCCTTGATAACGTCACCCATTGATAAGTTTTCGCCCTTGACAATCTTGCAAGCCTCCTCTGCAATCATCCATTGAGTGCCAGGCTTCAATGCTCTTATCTCCCACTCTGTACCTTGTAGTTTTACAATTGTAGGAGAATCATTCATAATTTGCGCCAGACGTTCCATTGCCGCATCAGACAAAGGAGAACTAGGTAATACATTGTTCTCGTCTTCTACTGCTTGTTTCTTAGCCTTATTCGGGTCTTTTTGTGCTCTATATACTTTTCCCATATATATGAATTACTTTCTAATCATACTTACTGTTCCATTATACTTCTTGGATAGGTTTTGTAGCTTTTGAAACGACATTGAAATAACTCTGTAAGATTGTTTCAGATTACCACCGCCATCTTCCAATATCTTAGCGTATGGCATGGTAGCAACAACTGCCAATTCAATTACTCCACTAGGGGAATAATCGTTTTTGAGATATTCGTTTATCGCCTCACGACCTTTAATTTCTTCTCCATACCAATTCTTGCCTTTGGATGCTTTTGGTAAGGATGATAAGTAGCCTATCTTTTCAAGCTTGCCTTCGACATAAATGCCATATCCGTAAGAATCGTAGAGGTTGTATGTTCGATGTGTGTACGTAATCTCTTGAATACATTCTCTTAACACATTCTTTGCATCCTTGTCTAATTCCTTCGTAATAAGCTTTAATGCTTTTTTGTATAATGTTTCAGCCATAAATGATAAAACTTAAAAAGGAGCGGACAGCATTAAAGCCGCCGCCCCTTGTATATAGTCGAGAATTGTTGAAGAATCTACACTATGCACCAGCAACTGGCAATGTGTATGCAGGGTCAATGTAGAATGGTGTCTTGCGAGTTACACCGCCATCTTTAACATCAACCAACTGACCTGTGCCAGCCAATGCAACCTTTGCCAAGTTAGAGTTAAGTGACTCAATGGTTGTCTTGGAATTGAGCTGCAACTTAGGCAGAATCAATGCTGTGTGTGTAGTACCGTCTGCGTTGTCGAAGACAACAGCGACCTCTGCATACATCAGCTTGTAACCAGATGGAGCGTAAATCTTACCATCAGTACCCTTTGTAAAGCCGCACAATGCAGTCAATACAGGAGCTTGAGTATCTGCAACCTCGGCAGCAAACTGATACTTACCAGTTGTCACGATAGACATGATAGGAATATCAGAAGTCTCGCGTTCAATATCGGTAGTATCGTTATCGTCTTGAGAGATAGATGTGGTGTCGCGAACAACATCGTCCAAATCGTAATAATCGTCACCAGCCGCATCGCCATTGAACGGACGAACAATAATGTGTGAAGGCTTAGAGAGCTTGATTGCACCTGCGCCTGTACTTGTAACTTTCGTTGCCATATTGTTATGAGTTTAAATTGTTATCCTAAATAAATGAAATAATTAACGTACAATAACCGAAACAGAAATAATCTGAAAATGGAACTGACGGTTTGAATCATATCCGCTATCTCTGTATAATACACTAATTGTATAGTTTGCGTCTCTTGATTCATCAATGATTTTGTCAAGAATGCCTTCCATCTTATCAAGTAGCTTCACATTCTTTCTCAGTGGAGTTCCCTTTGGTCTTGCATAAAGATAAATGTTAGCATAGCCAGAAGAATAACCGCCATAATCTCTTTGCTGACCTACGTCCACATTGACAAAATCATCCCAGTTCTTACTAGTTGTAGGTGGCAATTCTCCAACAAATATGTTGTTTGAGATTTTCCCCTTAGTAAGAAGCATCGAAAAGAAATTCTCAATTCGAGACAATCTGCGATTAATCCTCTGTGCCATACCTTGTTATCCTAAATACATTTTACCTTATGATGAAAAAAAACTAAATATCAGTACCCTTGATGTAAGCTACACATCCGTGCATCTGTGTCGGATAAACGCCAATAACCATTCCGTCAACGTCCATTCCGTACATTTTTCCACGGAAACGAATGCCAGCATTCAAACCATCAGGAATATATTCTTCATCTTTTCCGTCTTCTCCTTCTTTCGTTGGCATCGGAAAATAGATTGTATATCCTAGCGTAACAACACCCGAATTAAAGAGTTTGTTGGTTTCCTGAATATCGCAATCAGTTTCAAAAATGATTGTTTCTACATTTTCTGTTTCTGATTCACCTGCACTAGTATCAGTATCGCCTAACATATCCCCATCGTCTCCGATAAGGTCTCCATCTTCTTTCGGTTTTTGTTCCGAGCGATAGAACACGCCATGATAGGCATATTCATCCAAAGCATTTCTGTCAGTGTACATAGCTTACCAATCTGTTTCTTTAATCCATTTAACCTCTCCATCGGTTTCATTGAGAGCTTCAAGTTTTTCATCCTCTCCATACTTCTTGTAAAGTCTTTTGAGTTCTGATTTGATACTCAGCAATGCAGCCGATGTAATGGTCTGAGCACCTACCGTAAGAGTATATGCGCCATGTTGGTTTGTGGTCGATGCTGTCTGATAGACACCGAATACAATCTTTTCCAAGAGTGCAATCTTACATCTGTCTTTCTGTTCTTCTGTCAAGTCCAAATAAGACTCGACATCAGAAACGCCGCAATCCAAAGCAACATTGTTTAATGCCGACTTGTCGAAGACAAAGTTAGTCATGCCGCTCAGATAGTCCAATATGTCAAACTTCGATGCTGCCATTGAGAGATAAATGAATTAAATGTTATCGTATATTGTGAGTGAACCACCATTAATTATCTGCTGTTGAGGTATCAATGATTACGTGGTTCATAAAGTCGAGAAGTGCAGGGCAAGCCGACATCATGACCTTAGTCTGCCACTCGCGGAACTGACCGTTATCCATTGCGTAGTTTCCTACGGTTACGAGTCCGTCAGCGATTGAAGCCCAAGAAACATCAATATTCTTTGCGCCATACTTCTGTTGAAGTGTCTGGTCGTAGATAGGAGTCCACTTGAACTCAACGCTATCACCAGTAGGGCAAAGTACAACAATCTTATCATCCCAACCTTGCACGAATGTGTCAGTTGTAACAGTCTTGTTGCGCTCCTTCTCAACGACAATCTCGATAGGAGAAAGACCTGTCATGTCGGAAAGTGATTTCTTGAAGTCCTCGTCCAAAATCTGCATGTTAGCAGTATATGCGCGGTCGTGAGCCTTGCACCAGTTGATGTACCACTCCTTAACCTCTTTGTTCTGCAAGAATACATCGCGGTACATCTTGCGAGTCATCTTCCATACGAGAGAAATCTCAGTACCGCCACGCTCATCGCGATAATCGTCTTCAATCTTTCTCATCTGTGAGATAAGGTCGCAGTCTGGGTCAGTCCAAGCCTTTGCACCAGCCTTCTTGCGGTTCTCTGTTGGGAATGGTTCAACCTTCTGTAAGAACTGCTGCAAGCCTTCACCCTTGCCCTTCCAACTCATCTTTGCAGTTGTCATAATCTGTGCGGTCAAGTTGGAGAGTGTTGCCTCTGCTGAGTTCTTACCTACCTGAACAACATCGCGCACCCAAGCAGCCATAAGGTCTGCATCGTTGCCGAACTGCTCAAAGAGTTTTTCCTTATACTCGCGTTGTCTTGCGTTCTCAGACCACTTGTAACCGATAAAGTCTGGAATTGTACCTGTGTACATCGCCAAGCCCTCGTTATCCATTTCTGGAGCATCACCAAGTGGAGCGCGAAGGTGCATCAAAGGAGCTGCCTCTGCCTTGCGAGACTTGATGCTGAATGAAGCCACGCCATCGTAGTCTGTAGGTGTAGGCATAGAAGCTCTACGACCTTGTGTGAGATACCAGCCATAGTTGGTATAGAGCAACCCCTTGGTGTTCAAGAAGGTTCTCAGAAAGTTGATGTTATCCTTAGAAGAGAACAACTTGGCGTATCTCGAATTGTTAAAATCAAATTGTTGCATATCCTGAATACTTAAATTAATGATATGTTATCCTATTGTTATCCTATTGAATTGGAGCGGTTAGAATCCGAACCATCCGTTCTCTGTTCTTGTGTTCATCGCAAGTACGGCTGGTGGAAGCTTGTTGCACTTTGCCAAGTTCAAGATTACTCTTGAATCCTTAATCAATGCTGGAGTATAAGAGTACTGAGCACCCTCACCTTCTTCAACATTGGTTGACAAGTTAGGGTCATAGAAGAAGTCGTTATCTTTATCGAAGTAAGCGTTAGGATTGGTAACCATTGCTGTAGTATTCGCACCTGCCTTTGCTGCCTCAACGAGAATATCGCCCTTCTTTGCGGTTGCGCCAAAAGCTGTACCGAGAGTTACGATAAATACGTTTGCACCACCTTCTGTGCCTTTGGTTACGCCTGTAACTGTAAGACCAGTACCAGTACCAGTAAGAGTTGATGGAGCGACCATAATGTTATCACCGATAAAAGGAATGTGATGGTAGCCATCATCTACGAGATTGATTGTCAAGTCTTCTGCTGTGACATCCTTTGCCAACTCGTAATACTTCAAAATCTTGACGGTCTGACCGCCATTCTTGCCGTAAGTGTCTGGGTCATACTCGCAAAAATCACCTGCGTAAGCCTTAGCGCGACCCTTGAACGGATTTGTGATAACACCACCAAAAGGAGGGTAAACGAATGCGTCCTTGTTGCCGCTTACGAGGTTAATGAAAACGCTTCTATGACCGCCAATCTTACCATGTGCTTGGATGAGTGTACGACCACCAAAGTGACCGCCATATCCATGCTTCAAATAGAAATCATCTGCTGCTGCCATAATTTGTAAATTTGTTTAATAGTGAATGAATAATGTTATTCGCCTGCGTCAGGGTTCACGATACCCACAACATCTGAGAAATCGTCAGCCTTGTCATTGTCACCACCGCCAGCACTACCTGGAGTGTTGTTGTTTGGCTTCGAATGAGAGAGATTGTAGAACTCCTCTGCATCCGTAAATTCCTGCTCGATGTCCGAGTCCTTAGTGATGTTCAACTTGTTCATGTACTTGTCAATCCATTTGCTGTCGTTGATGCCTTTCTCCTTGAACTTGGCGAGAAGTTCACTACGTTTCTGTGATACAAGCTTAGATGCTTCGTGTTCGGCATCCTTCTTCTCTAGAGCTTCCAAGCGTTCCAAAAGCTTCTTTTCAACATCCGAAGGCTCTTTGTTATCATCCTTTGGATTTGGCTTGGTGTCGGGATGCTCATCGTTCCATTTCTTGATGAAGTCGGCATTGTCCTTCTCGTAGTTGCCGTTAAGGGAAACATACTGCGGCAAAATCTTCTTCACCAAATCATCTAACTCTGTATCTTCACCAACTAAGAGGTCAAAGTGGGAATCACTCAAACTCTTGATTGTCTTTTCACTGATGGAAAGGTGTTTTCCGTTTGCAGTGAGTTTTGCTTTTAGGGTGTCTAAAAGTTGTTGTTTTGTAAACTTCATATTACTAATTTTTAAAATTCTGCTGCAAAGATAATTAAATAATGTGTTGATTTATTTGTTTTTAGAAACTCTATTTGTTACGTAACCAATATAGAATTATTTTCACGCTATTATATATTATAAATTAGGTATCTTTGCAGCATGAATACGAATAAAGATATAGAAATCAGACCACAAGAGGGCTTTCAAATGTCCTTTGCAAGTAGCAACGTTGACGTTGTTTTTGGTGGCGGAAATCTCGGAGGAGGCAAATCGTATGGTCTTGTACTTGCGATGGCAGAGCCGTTAATGACCGACCCAGATTTTCGTGCAATGATTTCACGCCGTTCACTTGGTAATCAAAAAGCAGGTGGAGGATTCGTAGAGAAGTTTAAACAGATATTCGGAGCTGATTATGTGAAAATCAGAGAGAGCGAGAATCCGCGCGTTACATTTCCGAATGGAACGTTTGTCGATTTGACGTATCTTGACGATTCCAATATGGATAAGTTGAGAGAGCGCGCGAAAGGATGGGAGTACGATTTGATTGCGATTGACGAGTTGACGGAGATGACTTGGGAAGTTTTCTCATACGTTATGACCCGAAACAGAGGTCAGAGCAAGACGTTTACAGGTAAGTTCTTTGCAACACTTAACCCGAAGCGTAGCCACTGGACGAGAATATTTCTTGATTGGTATATTGGACCAGATGGTTTTATTATCCCAGAGCGTGATGGTGTAGTCAGATACTTCTATTGCGGCGCAGATTCGACTGTTAAGGATGTTGTTTGGGGGATGTCTAAGCGAGAAGTCTATGAGAAATGTAAAATAGATATAGACAGAAAGCTTAAAACAATTGGCGGCAACTTTGGATATGAAGTAATGATTAAGAGTTTTGTTTTCTATCAAGGTAAACTTGGTTCAAACAAGAAGATGCTTGAAAACAACCCTGGCTATTTAGGTTCTGTAGCTGCATCTGGCGGTAAAATGGCACAAGCTCTTATGGAGGGTAACTTCAATGTTGACCCAGAAGAAGAAGAGGATATTCCGATTCCTAGCCAAGCGGCACGAGATTGCTTCGTAAAAGACCCTGCTGTGAATGGTGATAAATGGATAACAATCGACTTGGCAGATTACGGAAAGGATAATACTCTGATGTTGTCGTGGAACGGATTCCATATCGTCAATTACGAAATCGTAATGCATTCGACACCGCGAATCAATGCTGAAAGAGCTAGACTGTTTGCGGCTAACGAGGGAGTAGCAGAAAGTCATATTATCTATGATGCTACGGCAGGTAGGTATTTCAACGACTATATACCAGATGCTATCCCTTACATATCAGCAGCAAAGGCAATGGGAATTTATTACTTGTCTGCTATGACAATAAAAGACCTATGTTACTTGCGGCTGAGCTACATGATTAAGCGAGGGCAGCTTACTTTCTCTGATAAGGTTGCAAATGCGGTTTATACGCATCAAAACCTCAAATACAGAGTTTCCATACAGAATGAGTTCATGGAAGAATGCGCGGTAGTTCGCTTTGATAAGATGCAGAGTGGAAAGAAGAAGTTGCAGAGCAAGAAGGAAATGAACAGAAATCTTGGAAAAGACCGTTCTATGGACTTGCTTGACCCTTGCGCAATGAGAATGTACCCATGTTTGAATATGGAGTATGGTAGCGAGCTACAGGAGGGATTCAGACTTGCAGAGAAAGAAGTTGAAGAAAAAAATCCTAATGCTCAGAGTATTTATGATGATACGTTGTACTATTAATTTTAGAATATATGCTGAAAAAAGAAAATATAAAAATGATTCTTGAATCCGTGCGGATTGACTGGGATAAATGCGATGAGAAAGACATTGTGTTTGCTATCCTCTGTGACGCATTGGAAGATAAGACTTTAGCGTATCGTCTTGCTTATCGTAAGAGTGAAAAGGATGCCGCGAAATTCTACGAAACTCCACGATTCAAGAAACTGCTAGATGTTCTAGAACCTTTCGGTATCGGCAATGTGAATAACAACGCTATTACCAAGGAAGAGAACAAAAATGAGCTTCTCAAAATGCTTGACAAGATAGACCAAGCTCTTAGTGACGGAAATCTTGAACCGAAAGATGCATTGAAGATGCAGACTGATATACGTGTAAAGCTGAATGACAAATTTGAAATGGAAGAGTCACAGAAGCAGAAGCGAATCATCGTAGTACCAAGCAAACACGATATTGTTTGTCCTACTACAAACAGAGAATGTAACTACTGGGCTTCAAAAAAAGCTTGTTGCAGACATTATGGATTGATTGACCCACAAGAGAACAACGATTCACAAAATAGCAACGATGTTAAACCATCATTAAACGACAATAACGATGAGTAGAAAGAGACAAGATATAATTAATGATTTTTTGGAGAATCCTCAGAAATTGCTTCTGAAAAAGCCGTTTTTGAGGGGTTCGCGCTCTATTACCATCAATGATTCTTCTGATGGTTCGGATATTAAGACAAACTTCCGTAAAGAGGCACAGCTTCCGAATATCAGCAAGATAGTTGTTAGCCAAGAGCGTTTTGCAAAGGAGTTAGACCCTTATTCTCACAGGGTATTGTTTGATACAAACTTACCTTCTATATGCTGCAAGCTTGATGATGGCAGTTATTGCGAGATTGAGTTTAAGAAGTTTGGCATTCCTATGCAACAGCGTATTGTTGACAAGAAGGCTCTTTGTTTAGGTGGTAATAAACGTAATCATATCTTGCATGACAGCAATCCGACTGATAAGCTCAAAAAGAACTTTGCCGATTTCAAGTGGCATTGGAAAGAGACAAATCAGGATGGTATCGAAATGCAAGCTATACGTATTCAGCAGAGTTATGGTGATGTGGGCTTACTCGTTTACATGAATGAGGATAACGAAGTAAAAAGTAGGCTATTCTCGTATGAAGATGGCTATCAGATTATCACACACAAAGACGATAATGGAGAACCGCTTCTTGATTGCGTGTATTATCGCACAGAGGATAATGTAAGACATATTGATGCATACGACAAGACATATCATTATCATTTTACAGATGTATTCGTTCAAGACGTTGATACAAACGAAGTACTGAAAGGATGGTGCTTGGAAAGCAAGGAAGAACACGGATTCTCGGAGAGTCCACTTGTTACAAAACGTGGTGATGTTGCTTGGAATAACGGTCAAGACCTTATCGAGCTATTCGAGATTATCTATAATCTGTTTGCGGTCATCCAAAAACGTCACGGATGGGGAATCCTTTATATCAAGGGTAAGCTCAATGAAACCGCAAAGAAGATTGCTGGTTCTATCATACTGAATGATACAAGCATTGAAGGAAATGGCAGCGCAGAGTTTAAGACTCCACCTTCTCCAAACAACATGATTGAGTTCATGCAGTCAATTCTCGACCAGTTGCAGATTGCTACAGGATGTACATTTATCTTGCCGAAGGATATTAAGTCTAGTGGCGATATAAGCGGTTTGGCAATTCAAATGACACGCTCTTTGGATATTGAGGAGGCTAACAATGCAGCTATTGAGTGGCAGAATTTCGTCAGCAAGCATTCAAGACTGTTCAAGGAAGGATTGGCAAAGCAGTTGGTTGCAAGCGGCGAGAATCCTACTGCAATTACTGAGTTTAAGCAGATGAGAATCAGCACATCATTTAAGCCTTGGCAGCCATTCGATGAAAGTGCATGGAATCAGATGCTTTGTACATTGAGCGGTGCAGGTTTGATTTCTACTAAGACTGGTGTTGAAAAGAATACTATTTCTGCACCTGACGAGGAAGCAAGATTGCAGACTCAGCAAGAAGAGGCAGATGAACGTGCCGAAAAACAAGCTGAGATTACCGCAAGGACAAAGAATACAGACAACAATAAAGAATAAACATGAAGGCAGAATCATTATACATACAGAAGTTGACTTACGATGAGAACACTGGTAATGAGATTATCGGTTTGTTCCCATCGGAAGCTAACCCTGCTATTGTATCATCATATACATACGATGCAAAGCGTATGGGTGGAGCATCTACCCTTACTGCTACAATATATTCTTCTGAGCCTTTGCAATGGAAGAAGGAAGAGTTCGTGGAGTACAATGGCGATAGATTCTTTGCGTCCTATACACCAAACTCTACAAAGGATAATTCGTCTAGAATGTGGAAGAGTGAAATCACTTTCACATCTAGAAGAGAATTACTTGATAACACTCTGTTCTTTGATGTTGTCGTTGATGATGTTGATACACAGAACAAAGATAGATACCGCTCAAATCAGACAAAGTTCACGTTTGGTGGAACTATCCATGAGTTTGTTGCTCGCGTCAATAGCTCAATGGCATATTGTGGATTGTATCGTCCTACAGATGAATACAAGGGATATTACGTTGTTGTTGACGAAGGATATGGAACAGATGAAGTTAAGGAAGTATCATTTGAAGACCAATATTTGACTGATGTTTTACAACTTATCAACACAACTTTTGAGCTTGATTACTACTGGGATGGCAACGTTTGCCATGTCGGCAAGGTACAGCACGACTTAACCGATACACCTATAAAATATGGTAGTAGTGATGCCCTTATATCCGTATCAAAGGAGAATGCGAACTATAAGATAGTTGACATGATAACAGGTTACGGTTCATCTGATAACCTGCCATATTACTATCCTAATGATGATGAGTTCGGTGAGGCTATATTTGACGCAAAAAATATAGCAAGTGAGCATGTAGATGTTACGTTATCGGATTATTTGAGATATTCAAAATATAACGATAATCTTGTTCTTTTTAAGAGTAAGAAGGGAAAGTACGAAGGAAATGTTGATGTGTCTACATTATATGTAAGAGATACTTATTCTCCTGAGAATCTTACGCAAGCTGACAATAGTCAAAATCCAAAGGTTAAATGTTGGTTTTGGGTTAGTATAAAAATAAATGTAAAGAAAGGTCAGATTATAGATTTCTCTAAAATCTCGTTTAATTTTGAGCTGTTTGACTATATTCAAAAAAAAGAGAATATAACAAACCTATCAAGTGCAACAAGAACCATAAATATATACACAACATATCACGACCTTTATAAAAACGTATGTACTGATTCTAACTTGGGTGATGCATGTAGTGTTGAATTTGCAGAAGATGGAACATTCTATATTGATATTGATGCAATATTTTCATACAACTGCAAAGTGTTCACTATGGACGGAAAAAGAACATTTTATGATTCAAGTGCATGGAAGGTTTCTTTTAGTGGTGATGTAGTTTTTTCTCTTGACACAAATTCAGAATATAGTTGGAAAAATGGTGATAATTATATTCCTCTTGACAATTCTGGTATTTATGTTAACGGAATAGCATCTGCAAAATATGTAGAGTATGACTATAACTTCGGAAAAAATGACGAAGGTATTTATGGGTTTGATAAAATCTATACTGGAACAGAGGATGATGCAGTACAAGTGTCTGTAACAGGTCGAAAATGGATTGCACCATCATCGGTACTTATGCCTTCTATATATCGTAACACGAAAGGTGCAGAGCGTTTCTATTATGCTTTGAATAACACCCACAAGTTGCCAAGCGGTAGTGGATATTACGAGTTTGTAAACTTGTACAAGAAAGGAAATCCTCATCAAGGAACTGTTACTTTTGGTGATATAAAGCCAACTATAAAAGGAATTGTAAATGCAGAAGGACAGCTATTCGGAGAGATTGCAGATATTGCTTTTGATAGTGCTGATAGTGATGTAAAGGATAGTGACGGAAAATATATTCATAGCTATTTCTATATAAAGTTGCATAAGTTTAATGGTGATTTTGGCTTTGACTTGTTTGCTCATGCTTTGGCTAGTGAACCTGCAAAGATAAACCTCATCAAGAGTAACGGATGCCCTGCATGCTCATTTGTGATTTACAATCAACCGAGTGCTGACAATTCGAAGTGCTACAACTGTGTAAGTGTCGATGAAAATGGAAACTTAAAACCAGTTCGCACAGATAAGAATGACTACATCTTTGCTAACGCTAGCGATGCTTACGAAGATAAGCTAAACCAAGATTCAACTCAGAAAGAGTTATGGATTGCGGTTCAGAAGGACACATCAACTCTAGGTATCATAATGCCAAACGCGAGTGCTGGATTTAAACCGCAAAAGGGAGATTTGTTTGTTATCACAGGCATCAAACCTCCAAAGGTTCTTGTAACGGCAGCAGAGAAACGACTCGATGATGCTCTTATCAAGCACATGAGCGAAAACAATACAGACCAGTTCAACTACTCTGTTAAGTTTTCTCGCATATTCTTGCAAGAAAATCCTGACTTTGCAAGTAAGCTAAACGAGAATGCAAAGCTGTCAATACAAATACAGGGCGATTCGGATAGCGATGGAAATCTTATTAGTCACGAAGTTTTCGTCAGCAACTACTCTGTAAAGGTTGATAACGATGAGCTGGCAGAAGTTGAGATTGAGCTTGTTAATTCGTTGGAAGTTACAAAGAGTGATACGAAGCAGATTATTGATGCAGTAAAAGGAGAAACTGTTAAATCTCTATCTAGCATGGTTGGTGGTAGTAATACCAATAGCTTTAATGCTAGTATAACCGATAAAATGTATCTCTCTAAACTGAAAGACGATACCGCAAATGGTACTATCACCTTTCAGAAGATTCAGAAGTTCTTGCAGGGATTGCTTATCGGTGGAGGATCGTGGACTCCCGATGCAGAAGGTCGTTCGCACCTTATCACAGATTACTTGGAGGTAAGAATGAAGGCTATCTTCGAGGAGCTGGTTATCAATAAAACATCCACCATCGGTGGTAAGGAGATAATCTCTCCTGCTGGCGGCGTGGTGGCTCATAAGGTAGAAGAGGTTACTGTGACATATAATAATGTGTCACAGAAGGCTTATCGTTGCTATTTCTTAGCAGAGCAGGATGGTGATGAGGTAGATAACGACTTCGCGGT